TTGACGGCTTTTTTTACTGCAATTTGATAGTTTCCCTTACGGTATAAAATTGTTAGTATGCTCTTGTTATTCCGTCCTAACAAAATAGAGCTAGGCATAAACCCTTAATACATAAGGAAATATAGCAAGTATATAACAGAGGATTGCATCCCAACTTCAGCGTACAAGTTTCACTATCTATATTTTGTATTATTCATTGTTTCATTTTAGTTAGGACGACCTGACAAAAAATAAAGATAAAAAAGAGCCTACTCAAAACGAGCGAGCGTCTTTTTACTTAACTTCATACCACCAACCTCTACGATCAAGGTAATCTTTCATTGCGTTTAATTGCGTATCAGATGTAGGTTCTGTCACGACAAAAGTTAAACCATCAGATTGTAGGATAAACGTAGCAGTCATTTTAAGCGACGTTAACGCTCCCATTACATCCGGAGTTTCATATGGTGAGAACGCTCCTGTTTGAATGATGTTTTGTTTAGTCGTCTGAACAGGTGCAACACCTGAGCTGCCTCCACTAGTTTCTTGTCCAAAGTAAGCAAAAATTACTGCTGATGTAATTGCGTCCACATTCCACTTAGCCATATCACTATCGTTATCGATAAATCCAGCTTCTATAAGGAAGAATGGGCAGTTACTTGAACGGATTACTCCGATGTCTGGACGGATTTTAGCGCCACGGTCTTTCCATCCAGTACGCTTAGCGATTTCAGCTGAAATACGAGCTGCCATAGGCGCTTCTTTCTCAGAATAGCAAAGTACTTCTACCCCATGTCCTGCCCCATTAGAAGCATTATTATGCCAAGCAAATCCGACATCGTTTGGTCTGTCGTTGATATTTCTAACTTGGTTTCCTACAATAGCGTTCTGCGTGCGACCTACATTGTCCGTATCATCCTCTACAGAATGTCCTAATGCACGTAACTTTCTAATAAATTCTCCGTTAGTTTGATCGCCTAAGAGGTGTTCTTTTCTACCTCCATAATTAGCTCCTGGTACAATCGCGTTATGTCCTCTATGACTTGATACTCTCATTATTCAACATCTCCTTATTTTTGATAAAAAAAGAGCACTACCATTTTGGCAATGCTCAAAGTAAACCTTTGTTTTGAAGCGTCTCTTTCTGCTTCTGACGGTGTTTAGATACGTAGGTATTAGTTACCATTGTACCGATTGCAATACTCCAACAGACGAAGCTTACAACGGCGCTAATCGTATCATCTGAAATAACGTGGTATCCTAGTGAATCTAGTAATAGTTTTAAAGAACCTAAAAAACCAGATAATAGAATAGCAATTTCAGGACTAACATATTTTTTTACTGCCTCATTCATTCTTAATCACCCCCTTTCAAGGCGCATATATGTAATTACTTTCCTGCGAATTTAAAAAGGGCCATTATCCCACCTGTGATAATAGCCCCAACTACTGTAGTTCCAATCCAAAATACTAATTTATCTAATCGATCTATACGCAAGTGAGCGCTTTTGGCTGACTGTTGCGCTTCAATTGCAACATCCTTAACATTGCCGAGTGTATCTAGCTTAGTTTCAACTCTTGTTAATCCAACTAATAACTCCTTAAAGTCATCATGCTTTTGCTCCGGCATTAGGTCACCTCTTTCCAAAATAAAAAAGACCAGCTTAGGCTGCTCTAGTTTTTCATTTATTAATTTTTATAGTAATACTTCGGAAGGTTCCTCCGGCTTTACTTCTTCTTCCTGTTTTACCTCTTCTTCTGGCTTTACCTCTTCCTCCGGCTTTTCTGGTTCCTTCGGCTTTTCCTGTGAGGCTTTCGTAATACGATCTAAACAATCCCTGCAAATTTCCTGATTACCAATATTCATGGTATTTGTATTGGTGCCGCAAATACTACAAAATTTCTCTGCGGTTCTGATAAATAGATTAGAACTATCAGAGAATAACTCTACTTTTGTATTCGGTTGAATACCCGCCGTTTGTAACATGTCTAATGGCGCTTTGATTGTTCCATCTTCCCCAACTACTGTTATAATCCCTAAAAATTTATTCATTTCATTTCTCCTTTATTTATTATGAACCTTGTACAAATTTCCAATAATTATCGTAATAATATATTCCAAATCCTTTATATCCATTGCCTATCCAAAAATTCCCCTGCTGAGAACCTGGTGTTTTACCAAGCGAGGTAAATCTAATGGCTGGGACTTCAATCGTGGAGTTGAAATTTGCCCTTTTGGAATTAACCCAAAATCCATCTTGGGCTGTGATACCGATATTACCTGCATTCGTTAAACGAATATTACTTTCTGCTCCATTCAAATCCACGTATCGATAATAAACTCCATTACCATCTTTATAAATACTCCCAAAGTTTTTACCGGATCCGTCACCTTCACCTAGTATGATGTATGGATTTCGAGTTTTACTTTTCCTTTCATTTTCAAACCCTATTACCATCTTATCTGACCCTTGATTCACAAAACGTACAACCTGGTTTTCCATATGCAAATGTTCAGTTGAGTTGCTTGTTTTTATTGTCATACCGATGAGCAATCCCGCTTTTAACCAAGATGCTTCTACCTTACCAACTAGATCGATTAAAGCTGCTGAGATTTTAATTTTTTCTGCCGTTTGATTTATAGATGAAATAATACTCCCTCTGGACACCTTAGAACTTATTTCATCAGCCTGAACTTTAAAACGAGCATTCATAGTTTCTACTACTGCATCGTCTCTACTATCAACTTCATTTTTTGTATAAACATTTTTCGCTTCTGCTTTGAATTCAAGTGCTTTAGAAGTTTGGGTAAACTTAGTATTCATTTCTGTAATTTTCTTGTTGTAATCCTCTGTTAAAACACGACTCGCTATATCATCAACTAACTTGTCATAATCGGTGTAATCTTTAGGATTTAAGTTAAATGTTGTCCCTACTGTACCGTTACTTACCATAGGTTTTGAGAATCTAACAACAAATCCAACACCTGCGACATAGAATCTAATTCTCGTTCTGACCGTCCCTGTTGGCGGTTTAAATGGAACATCCGTCTTAATATGAGCGCCTACCGCTAAATTTAATTGCTTTCCTTCTTGACTAATCTGTGTACCGTCACTTCTATGGTAATTGAAGTATACAGAAGCATATTTATCAGAAGCTGGAGCTTTTTCAGCAAATGCATAAACAGACACAACATAATCAACTTCACCAACTATTTCTCCAGCTGCAAAGAAATGAGAAAAGTTAGCATGTGCTTGTGTTGAATCAGCTCTACCGGTAACACGACACGAGTTGAACCCTTCATGACCACTTCCTTTAAGGAACTCAACGTTACCATCTCCACCTTTGTTGACATCCCAATATTTAAGATTTTTATCAGCAGCCAGTGCAAAATCAGCATCTCTAAATTTATTGTTAATACTTAACCCACCAGTATAATCTTGTACATACTCAGCACTAACTTTTGTCGCAATAGCCTCCGCAGTTGCTTTAATTTGGGAAGATTGCTTTTGTAACTCAGTTTGAGCATTTTTAATGTCATTTCCTTGTTGTGTCTGTATTTTAGTTACATTAGAAATGTTTACTTGTAAGCCATCAACGGTTTGTGCTACTTCACTTACTTTCTTGTTTGTTGCTGTGATTTGAGTTTGTGCTTCCTGCGCCTTCTTATCAGCGTTATTAGCTGTTTCTTGCGCCTTCTTTACATCATTCGAAACGGTTGTTACGTTTTGTTCTGTTTTAGATAATTTACTGCTAACCTGATCCACACTAGTAATAATTTCAGCAGTCTTCTTCGTGAATTCTGTGTTAGTTGTCATGTCACTTGGCGATTTAGACCAATTGTCTTTCATATTACCCTGAGCAAGTTTTACACCCGTTACATAAACAACTGATCCAACAGGAGTTCCTTGACGTTGCCCAAAATAAACACGTACTTTCCCATGTTCAATTTTGCAATTAAAATGGAACTGATGCCATTTACCATCTCTCATTTCCCCAGGTACATTACTTATGAAGTATTTAACACCAGGCTGCCCCGTTAATGCATCTGCATTATCCTTAACTCCTAAAGCTGGTACGCTCTTAGAATCATTGGTCTGAGATCTTGCCCACATAGAAATAATTCCATCTCCAAGCGGCATTTGTAAATCTCTGTAAATCCATATATCACCTGTTTCACCTATTCTTTCAATCTTTACATATTTATTAAAACCAGGCATCTCAGAGTTATTTACATCAGCAAACGTACCAACAGTAACTTTAACATTAGCTCCACCCATGAGCTTCCAGCCTTCTAAATCAGCTTCAAAATCTGAGTTATCTAGTAAGTTTCGGGATGTAGCTAATTGATTTTCCATTGTGATTTGTATTTCAGTAATCATTTGCTTTGTTCCATTGGCATCTTGAACAATTTCATTTGTTTTCTTTTTAACTTCATCAATTGTAGTTCCCTGTGAAGTAACTTTTTTATTCGTAACACTCAATTGTTCAATTTGTGTTTTGATATCTTTTTCTGTTTGAGTAATCTTAGATTCATTTTCAGTAAAACGTTTAATATAGCTCTTGTCATTTGTGTTAATTGTATTTGTAGTATTTGCTATACCTTCCTGCAATGCCTTTTTATCAATCTCATACGACTGTACTTTAACATGACCCTCTAAGGCTTTATCAATTTCAGTTCTCTTGTAAACATCTTTGATATCAGCCTTATTTTTTATGTCAGTTTGAATTTGTTCCTTAACCCATTCCTGATTAACTTTAGATCCAACTTCAGTTTGGAGTTTCTTAATCTCATCCTCAATACCTTTTATATCAGCATCTATAATAGAAGTGTCGGGAGTTAATCTATCCCAATTCGTTCCATTCCACAGATAAAGGATCGGCTTTTCTGGGTTACTTATGTCTAACCATAATGTCAAATCCTTAATAGGATTAGAGGGCGGTGTTGTACTTTTTATAATTTTTGTTTGAAAATCTTTTTGTTTTATTACAACAGCATCTGCGATATCCTTTGCTATTTTCGCTGCTTCGGACGCATCATCGGCAGTCTGTTTGGAATTGTTAGCCGTTTCTTGGGCCTCTTTCGCTAGTTTTTCAAGTTGCTCAAGAGTTTCTTTATTCGCTTTATCACCTAATGACCCAAGAATTTTGTTATATAATTTTCTTAATTCTTCATTCGGATCAACGATTTCCCGATAATCACCAAACATATATCTATCTTGCAATGGATTTTTATACGATTCATCACCAGCAATTGCTCTCGCTTCTAAATAAAGCTTAGGTTTGAACCCTTTATCCTTAATTCGTATCGTATCCCCTTCAAAAATCGACTCATGATCGAATCCGAATACACGATTGATACTTTGTGCTTCTACTTCATACGTGACTGCAGCATTTCTCCGTTTTTTTATCTCAATCTCCATTAACGTTTTTAATCGCTGCGGAGTCATATTTTGATTCTCGGTCTCAGGAGTATACAGACCAAACCTATGAAACCCTTGCTTATTCCAGAGTTGAAATGCCTGAGTATCTACAATGTATGGCAACCCTTTATTTATACTTTCAATTGTAATTACGGAATCGCCTTCACCCTTAACAAACCCTACAAGTGCTGTACAAATGTTTCTTGTGTTTTCAATCCGTTTAATACCGATAAGGTCCTTACCAAGTGTGATTTCTTTACCTTCATCTTTCCCTCGTCGTTGGATCATATCGACATACCAACCAACGATTTGCGAACCCAGCACCTCGACCCTATACTGGATTTCTAAATGAAATAAAGAAGCTATATCTTTAAGGAATTTAAGCGGATCTATAAATGTATCAATGGTCATTGTATGGAAACCGGAGTATTCCGTAAAACCACGCTTCCATTTCGTTCCTGCTAAGGCCATATCCATAAACTCATTAACTGTTTTACTCTGAATCTTCTGGGGACGAATATAGTTCGCTTGGGCGATTTCCACCCACACAGCAGAAGCATAAACATGTATGGATCTTTTATCTGTCGTCTGGATGGCTTCATCGATTGTGTAAGGGATAATACGACCGTCTCGTGTTTCTCGTAAAATTAAGTTCTGCTGCATTAATGTAGCTGCAGTAGGTAAGCTTGTAAACACTTTGAATTCTAATCTATCAATGTTATTTTTAATTTCCCAATGTCGCAAATCATCACGATAATCTTTAGGCTGCAGGACTGCAACAATTTGCTCTGTACTATGATCCACGACGTGCAGTTGGCCACTGGTCTTCCTCATTTGTATCTCTCCCTAAAACTAATGGTAGCGTTACAATCAGCAGGCATAATATCCATGCGATTTTCCCCTTTTATAACGACAGGGAACTCACTGAAAATATCTTTTAAATTTAAAGCGTTTTTTCCGTTAATTGTTACAGCACTTTTTTCTGAATCGATTATTATTTTATCTCCTGTTTCGAATATAAATGGTTTTGTATTTTCAGATACATTGTTCACTTTCCATATCTTTAAATCTTCTATACACATATAAGAAACTGCAGGATGATTATCCCATCTACACAGCGCAATCATTACTTGTGCGATTTTTCGATTTGTCATTGGATTACTGTTATCCTCATCGTTGAAACGTTCTACAAGTGATGCTCCGTCTATCTCTGTACCATCTATAAATTTAGCTACATATACAGACCATTGTTTACCTCTCCTAGCAATACGCAGGCGCCCCCGAAATTGATTGAATGTAGTTGTATAAAATCCGCTGGTATCAACTAATTTACGTAGGCTACCTGGCGTCGATTCTGATCCGATTTTCATATGAGCTTTTGTAATTTCTGCAGTGACATATAGATCATTCATGTTAATACGCGCTACGAGGTTACTTGAATCATCGAGCAGTAAAACTTCGATTCGACCCATTTCCTCTATACTTTTGGACCTCAGATTTACCCATGCTTCCATTTCAAAATCTTGAATAGGGCCACCAGGAATGTTTTTCTTGGCAATTGCACCATAAAACCCTTTATCTTGTCCGTAATCTTCGCAATACAGCGCATGTCCGTCTTTCACCTTAAAACTACCAGTACCGTTCATGTCTTCGAATTTCCCTGTTACGGGAGTCCAACCTATTACTTTAGACATATCATCCCATAGAACGCGTTCTCTGGATTGTACGGGCTTTTCCGCAGCTGAAATAGGGTACCCAATCCTGAAATAATTACGCTCATTCGGGTATTTCCCAAACCAAACATCTAGAAAAGTACTTGGTTTGTTTGCAGTAATCTCAATGTACGCAGGGGTTTCAGCTTCTACGCTGCCTTTGTTAATAAAGTTAGCTGTAGTTTCGGTCGACCAACTTTGTACAAAAGGAATTTTATTAACCGGGCCTAATTTATATGGCATAGGCGCAATAAAAGTAACTACTCCTTTTCCACGGTTAATTAGTTCATCAGCGTCAAAAGCGCCATCCACAACTGCCATATACGTTCTATCTGGTTCATCATCGAAAATTAATTCACATTCCTGTGCTGTAACTAACCAATCTGCTAAATCTTCCTTAACTTTTTGTAAATCAGCAATATTTTCTGCTTTAACAATAAGAGGCACGTCAATTTGACGCACCTCAATTTCGGTATTAAGTAAGACTGCTCCTGGTCTACCCTCCATAGTTAAGAAATTTCTCTTTATAGGAGCCCATGCAGGACGCTTCCTACCAACAGGCATTAATATATAATCTTTACGTTTACCATTAAACGAAAAGCTTTGATATTTTTCCATGCAATCACTCCTTAAAATCTACGTTTCTGTTCTTCTTCACGTGTTGTAAATTCTTTGTAATGTGGGTACGTAACATGAGCCACTTCACGACTATCAATCATACTTGTTAGGTTAATAGTTAAATTAAGTTCTTTATCATTTTCAGGATTAGCTTTTACCGCACTAAGCATTGCTGTTAAATTCGGTATTTTACTGAATGCAGCAGCTGGAATTTTACTATTCATGTCATACATAAATTTATTAGATAAATTCTTTTGCGCATTATAAACTGCATTATTTATAGAATCTGCTGCAACATCTAAACTAATATTTCCTGTTATTTTTTCTCCTAAAGAATCTTTAACATTATCCATTACACCCGTTATTTTTTCTCCAAATGATTCAAAGTGTGTTACTACTTTATCAGTCATATTGGATACATTACTGAACAATGGCTGCATGAATGTATTATTATTTGCCGAATCCATTGCACTTTCTAACGTAGTAAACGCAGAACGTGCTAAATTTGTAGCAGCCGAAACTACTGTTTTAACAGATCGGTTAATACCTACCGCCAAACCACCGCCAAAATGAACTCCTATCTGATCTCTAACCTTACGTGATGGAGAACGAACTTGAAGCCATCTTTTTGCTGCTTCAAAAGCAGTAGACGCTAACGCACTTGCAGCACTTGCAGCTAAACTTCCTCCGCTACTAATCCCACGTGCGAAACCAGATGCAAAATGTCCACCTAAACTAAATGTATCGGATCCTTTCAGTCCAGATTCACCACTGTTCTTCACTTGGTTACCAGAACTTCTTGCATTTCCACTTTGCGATCCTAATCCACGCGCAAAATCAGCTCCGCCTTTAATACCGAATGGGGAACCATTAATAGTATTGAAACCAGAGTGTGCTGCTCCTGCATTACCCTGCGCATTACCTTGAGCGTTACCACGTTGAGAGCCGATTCCTTGTGCAAATTGATTACCACCCTTTTGCCCAGCGGGATTACCATTAATAGTATTGAAACCAGCATGTGCTGCTCCTGCATTACCCTGTGCATTACTTTGAGCATTACCACGCTGAGAACCAATTCCTTGTGCAAACTGACTACCACCTTTTTGCCCGGAAGGATCACCGTTTACTGTATTGAATCCTTCATGAGCGGCTGCTACACTGTCTAGAGCACTCCCTTTAATATATCCGCGTTGGGACATAATTCCGCCTGCGAAATCGGATCCACCTTTACTACCGCCACCTCCATCAGAAGTACCAGCTAAAGTATTTTCTACACCACTTCGAGTTTGTGCTGCTGCGATAGATGGTTGCGGATTTCCTGCAAGTCCGTTTCCTAATGACGTTGAAATGTCTGACCCAATTTGTGTAGCGTCCAATTTAGCACCATTACCGATTAATAGTGCAATAGCTTTGGCAGCAGTTTCTGCATCGATTTGTTTACTCTGCATACCTAAAATTAAGGACTCTACTGTAAATGTACCTTCTGCTCCAAGATCAGCCTTGGCATTACTTTTTATATCTAATCCAATCAGCTGTGCAGCTTGTGTTACAGAGATGGCCCCAATATTCATTCCATTTACAAGCGTCTGCATACCAGCTTGACCTTCTGCAGTAGCATCGATTTTCACGCCGTTTTTCACTTGTTGCTGGAAATATTGGAATACAGTATCAAAAGATAAAGTACCGTTCTGAAGTCCTTGCATCCAGGTACCGATTGTCATTTGTCCATAAATACCAAGGTCGATATTAGTATCGTTAGCAAGTTTCACGCCTAACGATGCCTTAATTTCAGAAGTGTCTTTTCCTATAAGCCCTTGTGTAAAGGTCTGCATAGAAGACATTCCACTTTCGGATAAATCCACTTTGTAAACGTCTTTTAGTTTATTGGCGTTTGCTACAGCTACATCGCTCGCTTGCAACTCGCCACTTTTCAGTTTGTCTACGAATGATTTAACGGTAAATGTACCAGCAGGACCTAAATCTACTTTCATTTTTCCATCAATTTCTTTAGCCATTGTTTCAGCTAACATAATGGATGATTTAGTTCCCTTAGAAAGCTCAGCAGTATACTGATTTAAATTTTCAATTTTGTCTCTGCCGTATTGTTTTTCATAGTTTGCAAGCGCCTCTTTATGTGCTTTTTCCGCTCTATCTTGCTCACTATTAAAACGATTCATCGCTTCGCCGTAAGTTTCTGCGCCAAATAATAATTCTTTATATTTCTCATACCAAGCAGCTTTTTCTAGCTCTTTCTTACGAGGATTCGCAAGAGCAAGTGCAGCATCTTCCGCTTTTAAATTATTTTCTAACGCTTTTGTTCCTTCGTTACGGATGCCGATTAAATCCATAACATGTTTTTTCTCGTATAGATCAATGGCATCTAAGGTAGCTTTACGGTCACCATCGTTTATTTTTCCTAATTTGTATTCTTTTTCTATCCTTTCACGCATATCATCAGTCTGCTTAGTTAAACCATCCATACCTTCTTTAAAGGTAACCATGATTTCCCCGAATTTCTTTTTACCTGCTTCTACACTTAACATACCACCTTTAGTGATACTTTCTGCTAATCCGGTAAGTTGACTGGCTTTATCGTAAAATAACTTAATATTATTATCGGCAACTGCCATTGCTTGTTGATATTGAGCAGCAAAATCTTTCGGCATTTTAGAAACATCGCCTTGATATTTCTGTACACCTTCCATTAATACTTTATTGGCAGTTCTTGCTGCATCAATTTGTTTATTAATAGAGTCAACGATATTATTCTTAACAGTTTCTAAGGTTTTTTGTGCGCCCTCTGGAACGACTCCCATTAATTGAGCAAACATCACTTCAAATTGACCTTTTTTACCGTCTAACTCTTTAATGACTTCGTTTGTCATTTCTTGGAACGCTTGAATTGTTTCACTTTTTGCTTTTTCTGCTTCTTCGCCTGTACTACGACGCAATTCCATCATATGAGTAATAGCTTTATCTTTTAAATCTTGATAATGCTGCGCGCCTTCTGGAACCTTTGAGAATGCTCCTGTTAACTTCCCTATACCTTGAATCGTACTAGCGATCATACCACCGAAAATTTCAGCGAATGGTTTGATGCACATTACCATGAAATCAACTACACCTGCGAGCGCGTCACCCATTTGTCGCCAAGCACTTACTGTTTTTTCACTGTCACTAGATACAGAGTTAAACCCTGCTGAAAATGCTGATTTTATTTGCTCCCAACCTTCAGAAACGGCTGTTCGTAATTTTTCTGAGGCGTCCCACATCTGCATGAGAGACCCGACAACAATGACAATACCTGCAGATATAACAGAAGCCATACCTGCAATCCGGAGCAACCCTAAAGCTAAATCACTTATAACTACCCATAAAGCTGCAAATGCCGCTTTCATACCAGCTGCACGTCCAATACCAATCGCCATTGGTGATAAAAGGAATGTCATGGCCACAGCTAAATAACCAAAATTACCAACTGCAGCGGAAATACTAGGGTTTAGTTCATTTAACTTATTGATTACTTCACCTATAGCAGTTCCTACATCTAAGATTACTGCAGCGACTCTGCCCCAAGAATCAACAAATGGCCCTGCAGCATCAGCCCAGGTACTTTTAAACTTCTCCCAAGACAGTCCTAACGGTTTCAAACTATTTTGCAATTCTTTAACTTTCCGATCAGTCTCTGCTTTTAAACCGGAAAGCTCATCGATAGCCTGTTCTTTCGCTAATCTGCTCTTTTCACGCCATAAGGCTACGTATTTATTTAATCCGCCCTGCGTCATTTGGGTAAGCGCTTCTACCTCGTTAGCTGCTTTCGGTCCCATTTGCTGCAGTTCTTTAATCAATCCCTCATCTACACCACGTGCTGCTAATGTTTTGAGGTTTTTCATCCAATTAGAAAGAACTTTTGTTTGTTTTTCCAAATTGTCCATCAATTTAGCAGGACTAACCGCTTTTATTTGAACTTCTTCGAAAATACTAGCAAAATTACGGATTTCATCAGTTCGCTTTTGTAGCGCTTCGGTATATACCGCATTAACTTTGTTTATTTCACTTCTAACCTCAGCTGGATCTGGTCCGTGTGCTGCCTTTGCCATAATTGCTGTAAATCCAAGTAGGGCAATACCAGCATACATTGCTACTTGTTGCATACGGAGAATACCTGTATTAATTAATCGCACACGGTCTTGTAAATCCTTCATGCTAGCTGTAGGACCTAATTGACTTAAAGCAATTTGAGCAGCGCTACCCTGCTTGGCCATATTTTCTAATCTATGTCCTACTTGTAAAAATGCTCGATCCAAACGTTGAATATGGCTCGTATTACCTAGAGCGTCCATCATTCGTTGACTCTGCGTTTTCATTGCATTCATCATACTTATGGAATGCATAAATGAATTACGTTGAGCTTCTGCCATAATGGCCATTCTATTTGCTGCGTCTTGCGTATGGACACCCAAACGTTGCAACATAGCATTATATTCATTTCCGCCCATTGCAGCAGCACTCATTGCTTTTTTGATTTCACTCAGCTGCTTTTGAAGCGCCTTATTCCCTGCTTCATAAGAAGATATATCACCAGCATCACGTAATTCACGTAATTTCGCTCTTGTTTTTGCGACTTCTTGTCTATATTTAGCTAATTGAGCCTCAGCTTCCTCAGCGCTTATACGGATTTTACCTTCCTTATTTAGTCCTAATATCGCTAATTGAGTTTCATGTAAATGCGAATTTAGATTTTGGATGGCTTTAGCAGCATCTTTACCTGCAGAGTTCGCACTCATCATTCGACTCAATTCAACTCTATTTCGGACTGCAGCATCAGCCATTTCATCTAAACTACGTGCAGCACGTCCTACAGCTTTTAAGTCCCTTTCCATTTGCATAAATTCGGTATGCCAAGCCTTTAAATGTCCAGGCATATTCGCAAGTATTTGTTGCATTTTTCTTGCTTCCTTAGCAGCTCTAGCAGCAGCTGCCCCTGCGGCTGCTGCTGCGGTTGCAGTTGCTCCGGCGGCAGTAGCGGCTGCTACAGCTGCTGCGGCAGCGGCACTCGCGGAAATTCCCGCCGCTCCTGCTCCTGCTGTCGATACCATCGATGAAGTAGGAGTATGTGGACGTGGAGGTTGTTGTAATTGTTGTCCTTGGACTTGGTGCATACGATTAGCCGCACGATCTAAATACTGATAATAATCATGGAAAGTACTGCTTGATGTACTTGCAAATTGTTCTTGTAGTCGTTCTAAACGTCGGATTTTCGCTTCCAATTGATCTAATTGATTTGTATTCACATTGATGGTTACCGGTTCGGATAAAGCTTGCATAGCATTATTTACCCTTGCTACAACATTGGCCACTTTATTTTCCAATGTATTTAATACTTGAATACACGTATTTACTTTTTCTTCTAACATTCCCGGGATCTGCGAGAAGAAATCTAAACGACTTGTATTTGCAGCAGCAGTCTTAATTTGATCTGATATATTCGTAGCAGTATTATTTACACGCTCATCCAAGTCTTTTAGCGTATCTTCTGCCGCGTCCATGCCGTCAACATCAACCGTTACCGTGATTTTTGAATTTATATTACTAATACGTGCCGATAGCGCCTCGACACTATCCTGTACAACGTTTAAATCTCGTTGGAATGCATTAGTATTAACTCGCAATTCAAAGTCATCTATGCGATTCTGGACATTACTTACTACGGTTTCTAAATTTTTAAAATTACGTTCAATTGATCCAACACTTATTTCTATATTTCTAGCAGCGTTTTTAATAGATTCTTCTAATACTTTAAATGGATTATTGCGTTTTAATCTTCTTCCGAAATCAGCAGTTCCCTTATCCATTACTTTCTGCAAATCAAAAAACGCTTGTTTTGCTTTTTTAGAATCTGCAATAATTTCAATCGTTGTTTTTCCGACGTTGCTCATATGTTCACTCCTTTCTAAACACAAAAATGGTTAACTCCCCTTATTGGAAGTTAACCACCATTGAGTTGAATCGTATTGATTTGGATTATTTTCTACTACCTCATCAGATTCCTGTACATTATTAGATATAGCCTGTTCACGTGTAGGAGGTAATATAGTATTGAATTCTGCTCCCTTATTAAACATAGTATCCAGCAGCAGTAGAAAACTTTGATATTGGCCACGAACCGAACTTGTATGTGAATCATACTTTTCATTTAAAGCTTGTTCGACTTTCCTTCTAAGCCAATATGGAGTATGACTTAATACATACTCTTCTGTATAACCGTAGTGAGAAGAAACAAATTCGATTTGTTTAACTATAGATTCTAAGAGATCTGACCAGGTTGCTCCAGTTCCTCTACTTCTGGAATCAGTGTCTCCCACAGTTTGTCCCAATCCGGAAGTTCCTTGTTGAACGTCTTCGCTAACCTTTGGATTAGCGAATAAGTCTTTCCCAAATCCGTATTTTCAAAGTACTCTACTAATATTTCTAGTGTTTCATCTAAATCTAAAGACACGGCTTCTTCAGCAGAAATCCCTAATACGATAGCATGTAAACGTACAATCTGCTTCGGATCTAATACAGAAAGGACAGCAGCGAATCTTTCCATTGCACTTAATTCTGTCATACTCATAATTTCTTGTACGGAGTTATAGATTCCGCTTCCCTCAGTACAAATAAAATGTGCTAATTTGAAAATTTTGTCCATCGAAATTTTAGGTAAAGGAAGAACACTACCATTAGATAGTGTTACCTCGCCAATTGTTTGATTAACATCAATTAATTTTAAGATTTTTTCCATAGTTATTACCTCCAAATCACGTATATAAGCTAATTAAATTACTTGTTCGATTTCGTAATATACATTTTCTTGTGTAGCAACATTACCTTCTGCGAATGCCTTTAGTGACAATGGTAATGTACGTTTCTCTTTACCCCACGTTTGTTCCTTAGACTCACCAGAAACTTTAACCTTACGGAACACAACAACAGTTAATGCTCCTGTTTTTTCATGCTTACTAATTAACGCAGCAGAACGCATAGGTGCGTCAGATACTGTTCCGTAACCAATTCTCTTAGTTCCTAGTGCCGTAATAGGAGTAACATCCTCATCTGCCGTTACAGCAGTGGAAATACCCGTGTCGATAGTAACTGTCGCTTCTGAAACAGAAACAATCTTCTTAGTTTCAGTACCAATTTTCAGGAAACCACCTACTTTAAATTCAGCACCTGCAGTAGCAGATAAAGTAATGATTGTTGCTCCTACAGCAAGATCACTCTTTGTTTTTGCTGCAGTTCCGTATTTTGGAGCCTTCTGGATGATTGCACCACCAATTAAAGCTAACTGTCTATTCTCAATAGAGTTTTCTGCAAGAAGTGTAGATACATCATGGCTCCATTTTGTAATAGTTGTTTCAGCAGGCCCTTGAATTTGGTCTACCTCAGTTTCTTCTTCATCATAACTACGTGTAACCTTAATACCTTCTTGCGTCGCTCCTACATCTTCCCAACCCGGTTTAAGTTCATAAGTTGTAGGATCAATTAAATCCTCAATTGTTTCTGGTAATACTGTTCCATATGGAGCACTCACAAGTCGCCCTGGTCCACCAACAATTTTCGTAGAATCTACTTTAAATAATTCAGCCATTATTTTGTTACCTCCTTGAATTTCCATGTTTTTTCATTTAGAAGCAGCTGCGCTTCGTGAGTTGAAATGTCTTTCCCTATTACTAGTTCACTGTGCGGATAAATAGTTAGATCCTCACGGAAAATAAAATAAGCAGCTCCATTTCCCTTTGCTGCTCCTTCGCAAAGTAAAACGCGCTGCTTCTTGTCTTTCTTGTTCGGTTGTTCAGCTTCTGACTGCTTTTCTACAGCAACATCTTTTTGAACCATGCTATCACCCCTCTAAGATCCCAAGTGTTCTAAATTCATATAACACCAGGCTTCTTCTTTATTTGCTTCTTTATCTGTAAACGGAACAGGATTACTCGTACGTTCGCACCAAACACCCTGTAGCCCCCGTACATCCGATATAAAGCGTTCCATTGTATTCATAGCCTGTATAGCTAGATTCATTGCTTCAATATCATCATTTTCCGATCGTGCAATGAGTTGTAATCGTGTATATCCATTACCACCTGCTAAACGGATACAAACACACGGATACTCAGCATCATCAGGAAACTTATTACCATAGCATTTCATACCATGTTGTTCTAGTAATCTCCGAACATGCGGTACTGGATTTACATAAGAACTCATGTTTCATCACTCTCTTATTTCGAAAATATTTGTATAACCGCTTTTCCGCCTGCTGCATGCATATCTGCTTCTGCGTTATCTAAACCGCGTCCTATGATGTTATATCTTCGCTCTATATGGTGAGCATACGGTACAGCAGTTCCAGTTTCTAGCTTGGTCGTATCACTTGTTTCAGTAAGAATATTTACAATATCATCACCAGTAGGTTTAATCGTTCCTCTGCCTGTTTTATTCGCAGCAGGAAAGTCAGTCCTTTCACTAATCGAATTAACATAACGCGATGAATCTACATGATCCTCGTCTACAGTAATCCGCTTAGCTTCTGTAGCAAACGGTTCTCTAGCAGCTTCTACACAGGCTTTCCGCGCTTCTTTTAGCTGTGATGTAATCAAACCTGTATTAAATTGATGAGTAACTTTTAATTTCATTACTTTTTCACCTGCTCCAGATCAATTTCATAATGATGAATTGCTTTTCTTCCGTACACACGATTTTTCTCAGGAATAATAAAAACCCCCGATAACACAATGTCATGCGGATGTTTTTTCATTCGTATATCCTTAACTTGAACAGCATCTTCTATATCTTCAGACGGAAGCAGAAATAAAATGTTCTTCTCGACTATATCTATACTTTTATTAGTATTCTCTACTTTTTTACGTATAGTATCCATACGACATGGAACATTATGCACCTCTTGATCTTGGTACTTATTACGGCCATTTTCATCTTGACCAATAATGACTCCCTTTTTCACAAGCGTACAGCTATGTATAAGCAGTCTTTCAAAAGACCTACTTGCCATAGTTACACCCTCCTTAATCGTAAGGCTACTGTTCCCTGCTGCTTCTTATCCTTAATCCATTTGAATAGCAACGACCTTACATCGGGCTTTATATAGCCATTTGTTTGCTCAGAATAGTTCCCCATGCGTTGCGACTGCACATCTTCAACAGATGCTTCATCGGAATTTACAAGTGCATGGTATTGAGCTAACTTACAACATGCAATTTCAACTTCTTCAGGAACAGTAGGATACTCACTCTTATCTTGAAAATCAACAAAAGTTAATGAAAAGATGTCGTTTTGAGCTTCCACAATATCCATTTGAAGCAGCTTAGGATCACGCTGCTTCACTTCATCGAATATAGTGTAATCTATTAATCTTTCGGGAGAGATAATGGCCATATTACGCCTCCTGCTCCTGAAGTTCAAGAATTAAAGTAATACGTTCATTTTCATTTTTTGTATCATGAATAAAATCACCGGTAGTTAATTTACGGATAATTGCTTCTTGTTCTGCTTTAGAAAGCTTTTTCAACGTAGATTCAGTGTGTTTTTCGCCAACTAAAAGGGAAGGTGCAACTTCTTTCTCACCTTCCCTAACTGCGAATAGCCTATTATCTTTCAAGTAATCGTATGTCTCTTTCTCAACAACTTGCTCTACACCGTCATTAAAAACACGGCCATCAACTGTATATGTCTTGCCACCTACTAATTTAGCAAAATACAAGACTACTCACCTCACTCTTTTACGTTGATAATTTTTGCAACCGCATCTTCTTCTTCAAATTTAGCATCGATTTTTGCAGTTAATACGATGATAAATTTACGCTCACGAATATCTTTATCTACTTCAATACTAATTTGACGACTCATACCTGTTAAGATGTTTTTCGGATGAGTTAAAATAATGTCAGATACAGTCTTTTCAGCTTCTGTGTAAGGTTGTAACATAGCAATTCCCTGTACAGGTACACCATAAGCAGAAGGAAGACCGCCATTGATTGCTGCGTCACCTAGTGCAGTTTGACGATTAGACATAGCATCTAAATATTCAACTTCGATTCCTTGTGAAGTGTAGAATCTCCAATCTTTCTTATTACGTAAATATTTAGCAGGAACAGCTTTGTAACCGTGCTTGAACACTTCTTTTACAAAATCCGCACCTTTATGGTCCACGATATGCGACGTAGCTTGCTTACGAATACCATTGAGTAATGCTAAATATGGATCTGATGAAGCAGTATCTCCATTTACAATAAGCTCTTCCCAATCAAGTGCAGCACGTTCTGCAATCATTTGCATAAGTGTATCCTTCAATTTACCTTTTTCAATGTTGTTTTCTAACGTATCGTACGTGATATTAACTTCTGCAATTACTTCTTTTGCTTCTAATTTCACTGTACTAGTTTGAGGTACAGAACGATCTTTATCCTCTAATGCTTTACCTTCAACACCAGGACGTAAAATTCTTGAGCCGAATCCCAGCTTCTCAACTTTACGAGAATCTGATTCCATAGGAACAAATCGTGAATCTTTAATAATTGTTGGTGCTGCTTGTACCATCTTTAAGAAAGCGTTGGATTGCTCTGTGTTTAATCGGCCACCTGCTGCTAAATCAGATAGTGTCATAGCTGCTTTTTCGATAATTTTATTGTTGTCTAACATATAGTGAATTCCTCCTTATATTGGTGCATTAAAGCACGCCATCCCATAGGGAATTGGATTTTTGAATCTCTTCTTCATGTTTTTCTTCTTGTTTAGAAATACCGCGAGCAGTTTCAATAACTTCTAATCGTTTTTCAATCGGCTCTACAGCTTTTTGCACCGCTGCAGTAACAGACTTTACAATCTCATCGTCTTTATTTTCTTCAGCTGCAGGTGGTACCTTTTCACCAGATTTCTCTAGCTTTTGTAATCGCTCGTCAAGTGGCGCAATAGCATCTGCTACAGCCTTTGTAATATCTTCTAATTTCAATTCGTCTTCCTCCTTATCGCTTACGCGGTCAATAATATTTTGTAATGCTGTTTGGGCAGTTTCAATATCTGCCATAGAAGCAGCACTTACTTTTCTTCCTGCTTTCTCAATCTCTTCTGTAAGGGTAGTAGCAGGTTTCATTTCTAACGCTTTGGCAATGGCTACATCTCCACCGTCTCGTATTTCTGTAATAATTTCTGTGAAGTCTTGAATGGCTTCCAGTAAGCGATCGAAATCAACTGCTTCATTAGTGTAGTTATCCCATCTAGAACCGTAATAAGCAGACTCCATACTGTCCCAAGCAGCCCATACATTACGTAATTGTTGATTTCTAGCATAGTTGTCTCTTACTTCACCTTTTTCAATAGCAGCTGTGTTATGGCCATTAAAAAAAGCCCCCATATGTTTCATAAAGGACTTAATAATTCCATCTTCTGATTTCGATACTTCTTCTTGATCTTCCACTTCAGCTGTTCCAGCCATACTATAACCGGTGATTTCACCTTTTTGGATTTTCTCCCATACTTCATCACTAGCCTTAGTAGCAATAACCCATGACCCTTTTTGAATAGTGGTACCGTTGATTTCTAAATCATCCGGAGCAATATAACTTTCCACTATTTCACCTGCTCCTGCTGTAAAATCATGCTGAGTATCAATATTTTGAGCCTCTTTCATAAATTCATGAGCAGCTTTTTCGATTTCTTCTGCAGTCATGAAATCATTATGGGCATCTGCAACACCAGGCTCATATACGACACCATAAACTAACTTCTGTTCGTCTTCACTTTTCGTTATAATGTCTACTTTCTTTTGGAATATAGGTCTTTTATCCGCCGATTTAGTTAAGAAAAACTGTTTTTTATTCGCTGCCTTATCTACATAAGAAATATGCGTTATTTTCGCATTTTTCAATTCTCGTACTGTCATTTTCTCACCTCCTTTCAATCTTTAATGAATAGACCTGTCAGTAACCCGAATGTATACGCTACTACAAATAGCGCTGCACCTGTTACAACTTCTTTTTGATATTCACTTAATAAGCTTTTTCTCACTTTTTTAATCTCCTTTCAGCAATATACTGCTGTCTTAGAGCTTCTTTATCTTCTTTACTTAATACAATTGTAAGTCCGTCTATTACAGGGAATATAACGCAATGACAGTGCATTCTTTCAGCAGGACTTAATTTCGGTTCTCGAGGGAACATACATGTTTCATTTGAATCTTCTATTTCAAATTCTTCATCAACAGGGACTTCAACACCGTCCATTTTTTGGTGATTTGCACGTGGATTTCCTTCTTGTCGATCTGTATGTACCCACATCTTTCCTGTAACGGCTGGGCTTTGCCCATAACTCTCTTGTTGAGCAATACTTAAAGCCGTTAATACCTCATTTTTAGCTATACTGGAAGCTCTGCCTCTGCTAAATACTCGTAGGTCCTGTAATGCCGTTATCAGCGCAGAAACCGTTAAATTTCCTGTTATCGCAACTGAAATAGCACCTAATATACCATTTCTCGTAGCAAGAAAAATAAAGGCAGCTAACGTCACTCCCCATTCTGTAACATCAGCTTCAGTTCGCTCCGATAATTCTTCAAATAAAATATCCGGATCCAGAGATTCCATTATGATTTCACATAAGGCAATGATAATAGGGAGCAGAACCTCGTTTGATAAATTGGCCATATCATTTTCAAATGTATCATTTATAAACAAATCTTCTTCAAAGAGATTCAGAATCTCCTCTGAAACAATATCCTCTGCTCCATATGCACTTAAAGCTTTGCAATAATACTTCATTTGCTTCCGGAGCAGCTTGGCCAACTTCTTTTCGTACTCTTCAAAAAAACTCTGCAGACTATCAGCACCGGGCAAATCATCAGGCAAATCATCGGATATATTCCCATCAGTATCCGCTGCTTTCAATATTGCATTTAGCACTTGCAAGGCGCGATTTATTGACTCCATTTATCTCTCACGTCCTCTAATGCATCTCTTACTCCTTTTAACAAATCTACAACTGTAGGATCAATTGATTTCGTTATAGTGGTTGGAGCAGGTTCTACCGTAATTGGATTAGGTACTTTATTTATTCCGGCTATTAATTGGAAAGGTTTTTCATCTGCTCCCTCATAATTAAGCGGTTCTAATTCTTTCCCTAAAATCTCTCCTACTAAGTCACGCGGATCATTAGGAGTAAGTGAACCATTATTGATTAATGGTACTAATGCTTTTGCTTTTTCGATTGGATCAGAAGTATTAGGCCCTTTTAATATAATAGAGACATAATGTATTTCTAATGCTTGGCAGAATAATGTGGTTAACTTACCGCCAACTATATTACGTTGTGGTCCAAATACCTGCTCTTCTGTAACTTGTTTAGCAGTCTGTGCAGTTGATTTGTTATAATCCTGGGACTCACCTGTATATAGCGGTGGCAACCTAAACGCAGAGCGTAACTTATCACGCGTCTTTGAGTCGTATTCTAAGAACAACGCATCTTGCTGCAGCATTTCTGCCAAGGATTTTATTTGCACTTTTACAGGCGTTATATCCTCTTCACCGCGCATCTTTTCTTGATCTAAACCTTCTGCTTCTAATAATAAGAATTGATGTGAATTTTCTACGCCTTGCACATCCTTCATATACTCTTGTACAGCATTATATGAATCATCGGTTAATTGTCCATTTTCTACAACGATAGCAGCAGGAACATGGCGTCCTTGCTTAAAATAGTAGTAATTTAATTCTTCTGCTTTTCTAGCACCAAATAAAGAAACAAGGTGGCCCAAGTATCTAGGCTTACCGTATGGAGTAGGACCTATCTTTAACTGTAAAACTTCTGTCGCTTCATCTTCTCCATTATGATTGGCTGTAAATTCACCTGTTTGCGAATTCATAAAGCGTGGATCACCAAACTCTTTAAAGAATGTTTTGTTTCCGTTTTTCAACTGAACAAACCGACGGAACTTCTTGGGAACTTTCAGTTTTACAGGTTTATTCTCACGCATCACAACAAACGTAACATTTACTGGATCAGTATACTTTGTTACCCGTACATCCTCACATTCCATATATATAATAGAACAAGGCTCTCCTGCTCCGTTCCGTAATATCTCCATATAACCGGTTCCTGTCTTCTCCATATCCGATAAAGACCAGGATAAGATTGTTTCTGGCGTTTCATCAAAACTAAGATATTTTAAGAAGAATCTTAGTTTTTCCCACTCTACATCTGCTTTCTTTTGAATTTCAGTTTTGGCCGCTCGATAATCAAAAGAATACTCTGGTAGTAATCCAAACCCTGCTATATTGGTAGTCATCGCTTCTACACATTGCTGCAGAATGCTAGAGTACTCCGCTATATTTTTCAATTCTTTAATATTGTGAGGTGGCGGTATAATTCCATCTGTATCATACATGCCACTAAACGCATCATCATAAATTTGTTTAGTAGTAGATGAAGTACCTTCCACTTTAACTACCTTCGCCCTTACTTGACTCATGCCGATTTCCCCTCCCTTCCTTTTCTATTTCTTTGTGGACGTTTCGAACGATCTCTAACTTTTGGATAGAACGGTGCGAACGCCATTACTACCGCTTCTGCTCGGTCGGGCGACTTTAACCCCCGGTCCTTCATGGCCTTTTTAGGTTCTATTTTTATACGCCCATCACTATTTATTTGATATTTTCGTACGGATAATTGAGCAATTAAATCTTCATCATCCGGTAGAGCTACAAATTCAAGGCAATTATCTTTGAAATGACCATACATAACACTGACAATACAGGCATATTCTGCATTGCCCTTAGAAGCAAAATTGATCGGTATTACATCGATTGGATAATCATTTTCTGCTACAACTTCTTTTAAACGGTCCGTAACACCGCCACCAACACCTGTATCATCTATTCGTATTGGTATACGTTTTCCGGTTCGTTCGCACCATGAGAAGTACTTTTTCGCTTCTTGTACTAACAATCCCGAAACATACATCGTATCTCTTTGATGATGCACTTGCAGCGGCAGTACCTTCCATCCTCGCCTTGTTGCAATAATTGTTTCATCGGATCCGAAACGCGCAACGTCACAACCAATTTCAACAACTGCAGTATCAGGAATGATTTCTTTTACTGTGGATTCTTCTTCCTCATTCTCAATAACCTCAACCTTGTATACTTCTCTCATCCGTGCTGCTTCTGCAGTTTCTAGTGAAATAAATGCATCTGCTTCACCACGAGGGAATTCACCCTCTACACGAACCCGATATACATCTGAACCTTCTCCATACTTTTTCTTAAGCATTTCAATGTTCTTTTTACTGGTCCGTGGTGAATCTGCACTAGATACTTTATGAGATTTATACAATGCTCTGTCTTTATTATGAGAATCAAAAAAGACCCCACTAGTTTTAGTCGGGTTACCACACATAAATAATTTATTTTCTGAACCTGATAACGTACCAAGAATGGCCTCCATAATATCATCAGCTATACCAGAAGCTTCATCTGCAATAAATAGCATGTAATCTTCATGGAAACCTTGCATATTTTCAGGGCGGGTTGCTGTCTTTGCCGTAGCAAACCAACGATCTTCGAAACCTTTCATATAAATCTTGGTTTTCGTCCACTTCAACAGGTCTTTCACTTGAGAACTATTAAGCCATTTTGCAATCTCTGCCCAAAGCACATCGTATAATTGCTGCTTAGTTGGAGCAGTACATATTATTTTTGGGTATGGTCTGCAGCATAAGAACCAAATACAGATCCAGGACTCCATTGCCGTTTTCCCCACACCTTGGCCGGAACGTACACTCACATGCGAATGGTTCGCTATATCATTAAGTACTTCCTTTTGCCACGGATCCGGCTCAACTTCAAGAATATCCTCTACAAACGCCACTGGATCATCTACATATATTTCTAGCAGTTGGGTAATTATGTCTTGAAGTACTTCTTCCTCTGTTGTTACATCATTAGAAACTGACATACTATCAATCCATTGCACCACTAACGAATTCTTGCGTTGTGTCTTCTGCTACAAGTTCTACGTTTAATCTTGTCCAATAGCTCTCGTCATGATTATATTTTTTCAAATGATCTGTACACCAACCACGCTGCTTATAAAATTTTAGTTCCGCTTCATAATCTTCATTTCTAGCTTCTTCTTTAAATTCCAATGCAGCGAGTTCTTTCGCTCTATGCTCATTTTCTGCAATTACATATACATGCACTGCTCCATATCCCATAAACCCATTGGTTACACGGTATAGATTCATAACTCTTCTTTTATGTTTATATCGTTTTCTCTTCATCTCTACACCTCACTAATACTTTTCTAGGCATACAAGTTTCATACGGAGAAATTACACCATCATTTTCTAAACGATCGATAAGGAATGCCGCCACTACATAACCCACTTGAAATTCTCGATCTATTTCATAAAGTGAGGTTGTTTCTGACTGCATTACAAAACATTTCACCTTTTCATAGTAATAATCCACTAAATTATTAGTGGTTTTTGTTGTAATCATCTCACAAACCTCCCTCACTAAACAAAATAATAATTGCGTGTAATTTATATTACACGCTATAATGTAGATAATAGCTGACATAACAATGCAGGTTTACCAATCATATACCTGCATTTATCTACCAAAAAATATTGCGTGTAATTAAAAGGAGTGTTTTTATGCATATACTAGATTCATTTATCAATCACGAAAAAGAACATGGAAAAAGCCCCGAAACAATTCGTGGCTATCATTACAAGCTGCTTCACTTTGAAAAATGGCTAGGAGCAGTCGAAACTGATCTATATGAATTTTCTCGTTCGGATGTTCAACAATACTTAGATGACCTAACTTCACAAAAGAAAAGTGCATCTACTGTTAATGGCCATTATGCTGCAATTAGATCGTTTTCTCAATTTGCTAAGAAAACAGATTGCATTAAAGATATTCGTATAGTTAAAGCACCTAACTTATATCGTGAAGCTCCAGTTGCATTAGAACGAAAAGAAGTACTGCGTATTTTAAGAGAAGTAGACCGCAGCGGTAATAAACGTGATAAAGCTATTCTTCTAACTTGCGTATATGCGGGAATTCGAGTAGCAGAAATTGTATCACTCGATATAGATGATATTAGCTTTTCTGAAAGACAAGGTACCATCCGTGTGAGACAAGGTAAGGGAAATAAAGAACGTATCATTCCATTACATAAAGAAGCACGTTATGCTATCTCTGATTATTTAAAAACTAGAGAGAGCACAGCAGCCGCTCTATTCCTTAGTAACAGACAAACACGTATTAGCAAAAGAACGGTTCAACATATCTGTAATAAATACGGTGTGAATCCTCACCAATTTAGGCATACGTTCGTTACTGATCTTGTTGATGCTGGTATCGATGATAAAACTATACAAACCCTAACTGGTCATGAAAGTCCTGCAATGATTACTCGTTACCGCAGCGTTAGACCAGAAGACAAACAAAATGCCATTGAAGCATTGTATAGGGACCGTGATTAAGCGATTAGGATTCTTCCCTTTTCGCTTTTCTTTTTGCAAATATATTTTCCAAACTTCCTGCCCAAGCTTTCGTTTGTTGTTGTTGATTTCCTGCACTGCCTTTTTCCTTTTCCCACTTCTCTTCTAAAATAGCGAGCTTTCTTTCTTCGATTTCTAATTTTCGCGGCGTCGTATTAGCTAAAGCATCCAATTTCTCAACTGCTTTTAACTTTTTATCTTGAATACGCGTCAATGCATCTTCATGCGCTAAGACCGCAGCTATTCGATCGCCTTCAGTTTCTTCTATAGATTGCTCCACCATTTCGAATTCTTTAACAGTCATCGTTTTATATTCACCACTTGGCAAATCCTCAACTTGTATCTGTCTTTTTACAGGTGTACGCTCCTTTACAATTCTCCTTTGAACAGGCGTTAACCCTTCACGTAATGCCTTTATACGTTTCATAATGAACATCTCACGGTACGTGTACAACTGGATCGCATCGATAAGTTCCTGTATAGGATCTATTTCTTCAATTTGGAGCAGCTGCCTTTCTTCTTCATCTAAGGCATCTTGCCACAAACTACGATACTCTCCTGTTTTCACCGCATTTCCATTACGTAATGGAGCAGCGCCACCCTTGTTACCTACAGCATTTTTATTACCCAGTTTAGCACCAGGACCGCCCCTATTACCTACAGCGTTTTTATTGCCTGGTTGGGCGCCTTTCGATTTAGGAGCGTTCCTTTTGCTAATAGGAGCGCTCTCTTTTGATTTAGGAGCGTTCCCTTTCAATTCATCTTCCCATTTATCCTGGGCTTTCCATTTACGAATAGTACTAGCAGGTACTCCAATTTGTTTTGCAATATCTACTAATTTATTTTCGTCACCGCTTTTTTCATTATCAATCCAGATTTTTTTTGCTTGATCCCGTCTAGGATCTCTTTTTCTAGCCATCTCTCATCTCACCACCTCCTCACCAGAATTCGAGTTTGAGTTTGTTTTTTTATTTTTTCATCGGGTTATATCCTCGGTTTATGCGTTCGTCATTAAAAAATCATCAATAAACTTCTCAAGAAGACTCATGCTCGCCTCTCTTTTTTGCCTTGGCGTGGTATTGTCTTCCAATTCATCAAAAATTGGAATCATTAGATCTAGTTTTTCTGGGCTGATTTTTTCAGATACGTTTTCTGCTCCTATCATTTTAAGGAATGTACCTATAACAACAGCTTGTTCTTGTTTAGTTAGTTTCATTTATTCTCACCTACAATGGTAATCTTTTCCGCTTTGATTAAAATTCGTTCCGCATTCTGATCCACGACTGAAGTTTTACCATCCTTGCTAATAGTAGTAACTAAATTTGTTTTCATTTTTGTGCCCTCCTTATTTCTCCTTAACATGTTCTTAAAGCTATTTCTTTTTCTGTTTCTGTAATTTCATTTATTTCTGCTCCTCTTCTTACAGGTCCTCATTGCGTAATTTCTGCTCCAATTCTAAAAGCCTCTCTAAATCATTCACTGACTTAAATTCTATACTTCCATCACGTAAGCACTTATACCAATGAGCTATAGCAGATTGAACTACCTTTTTATATTTTTCACGATTTTCACTTTCTTCTTCATACTGCTCTAACTGCGATTGCAGCAATACTTTCTCTGTATCTTCTGAATTAAAATGTTTAGTGTTTTTCATTGAAACAATCCCCGCTTCTGTTTATGATAGAAGTCGAGATAGTGGTCAACCAAAAACGTGGCCACGTAATATCCACTATCTCTACAAGGGATTGTTCCTTTGTATATGAAAAAGAGGAGTATCCGGGTGCTACCGTTTACTCCTCTTTATTTTTAAACCATTGCAAATAGATTTGTTCTGCTATTTTCTTAGTCATTACAGGTGGTACACTCATTCCGCATACATATTGAGGATTAGCATCACCAAAATCATAATCTCTTGGGAATGACTGTATTTTAACAATATCTGCAGTAGATATTTGAAACGGTTCATCATAACGAATATTTATCCCACCAGCAGTTAATGTAGGTGGTACCTCCTGATTCTTTACAAATACCGTATTAAAATTATTATCTTTTCCTTCAATACGTTTTGAAATATCCCCCATATTCTTATCTGTAGGGATTCGTTTTAACCATCTGCGATATGTCTTTGTTTTAGGGTTGATAGGATTACCTTTTCCGCTCCTTATATCTCCATACGGGATAGGTACTTCATTAAAGGATAATTGTAGATTTGGTAAACTCAGTTCTTTTTGACGTGCAATAAAAAATATCCGCTCTCTTCTTTGCGGAATACCCATTGTTGCTGCATTCAATTTAAACAGCTGCACATCATATCCAATATCCTGAAAACCTTGGATAACTTCTTTTACGTACCCTTTCGCTTTCCCTATAATCATTCCCGTTACATTCTCTGCAACAATAACTTTTGGCTTTAACTTCTCTGCTACTCCAATAAACTCAAAGAACAGATCGTCTAATACTTGTTTTGCTTGACCCTCTCGAAAAGATTTCTTAACTCCCCAGGCTTCTTCTCTTACACCTGCAGTAGAAAATGAAGAACATGGCGGCGAACCATCCAATATATCCAAATTAAATAGTTCTGCAGGTAATTTAGCATTAGGGATATCTTTGAATTCTCTTATATCCATGCAATACGAATATCGTGGCTTATGATTATTTTGATATAATGCAACCATTTGAGGATCTATGTCACAATTTCCTAATACTGTGCATCCTGCTAATTTATATCCCATAGTGGAGCCTCCACCACACGCAAAACAACTAAATACATTTAGACCATTCTTCGGAACAAATTGTAAATCTGTTAACTTCCAATCATACTCTCTTTTCATTATTCCACCTCTTAATTAAAATGGAATCCACATTTAGGACAAGTATGATCGAACTGATTTTCCGAATAATCGTCTAAATTTAATTCCTGATTTTCACGAACTTTAGTTTCACCGAATTCGGTTTCTATTGCATTGGCATCATTTTTTAGAAGCTCTGCAAGTTCATCTTCATTAAATCCGGTAATTTGCAAGTTTGCTCCTGCTTCAGATAAATCTTGTAGCAATTGCTCTAGCTTATATTCATCCCATTCGCCTTCTACCTTATTAAGCGTGATATTCAAGGTTTTTTCCTCAGTATCACTCAAATCGACTACTGAAACTTCTACCTCTTCTAATTTCAGCTCATTTACAAGGATTTTGAAGCGCTGGTGTCCTCCAACTAAATTACCTGTACGCTTATTCCATACAAGCGGTTGTACATATCCGAATTTCTCAACTGACTGCTTTAATTTTTCATATTCTGCATCTCCCGGTTGTAAATCAATTCGGGGATTATATGGTGCAGGATTAATTTTGTCTATTTGTACTTTTCTAATCTCCATTCCATATCCTCCTATAAAACATAAAAAGAGCCCTATTATTAAGAGCTCCTTTTCTTCTCATATTATTCTTTTAAAATTTTATATCTCTTTGAACCAATAGCACTTTACTACTCAGCAAATAGAGAACTGGCTATTAGCTCAAAGAGAGACAAAAGCCTCTCCTTGTTAGTTGCAAATCATCATGATCCAGGAATGTAATTAACGACGAAATAACTTTGTGAGTAGTTAATATAAATTAAAATCGTGAAAGCATAAATGAATTCGCATCATATCCTAACGCTTTGAAATCAAGAATTGCAAATTCATTTAATTAACAACCACCATTTTTAATCCATATAATACGACGTTAATACACCTTTCAAATTCTAATACATAAGCCTGAAGGGGATTTCTTGCTACTATATCAGCCGACGCTCCGACATAATAGCATTCTAAAATAGTACAAGATGGCATTTTGTAACATTTGAGAGCAAGAAGGGGACGTTCTCGCTCTCAATAGGATACAAAATCATTTTTTTGGAAAAGGAGCTCCATTATGAAGCTCCTCACCTGTTTTTGTACTTCTCGCATAATATAAAGGGCAGATAGAGTAGAGGGTACGGGGTTACGCACCCTCCATATATTCTTTAAGCGTATTCATGTATAAAGAATATATGGAGAGGCATGTGAATGTTCTGTTAAACAAAACACCACATCCTCAAAGGTTCTGGAGGGAACCACGTAACAAACAGTTCGTCTTCTTAAGCTATTTTCTCTACAATATCATAATAACACATTCACAATGTATTCTTTAAGCATATTTTCTGCTATTTTTCTGCATTTAAACTGTAAATAAAAAACACCCCATTAATTCGGAGTGCTTTCATCCTTCTTCAAATACTTTAATTTTCTTAAATTAACGGCTAATTTATAAAATGCATCGGATTGAATATTATAAAATGTACGCTCTGATACATCTAAGAAATCCTCGTAGATTTCTTTATCTATGTAATCCTCAAAGTCGAGGTATTTTTTCACAATTAATGTACGTTCCCGTTTACTTAAACGATTTACCGCACGCATTATTCTACCCATAAATGCTGTACGTCTATCATTCTCTTCCATATTACGAATGACCGTATCTTCTGTGCTGCTATGAAATGCATTTGAAAATGTTGGTGGAGCAATACTAAAACTTGGCGTGATCTTGGGCAAATTCTCTTCTTCCATCTCGTACATGTACATTTTGTATTGATATAATTCTGCCTCTACCGCTTCCTTTGTAGCATCTCTATCAATTTCCTTTAACATAGAAGAAATTGATTTCTTTTTTCGTACTCTTCCTATTCTCCCAGTTTCATTTACGCTCATTTCTAATATTGCCCCTTTCTCGCTCTCTATCTAATTACATTGATTGTTTTACCGCTATATCGCGGCTTATATGCACCCATTAGGTATTTAATATCATGTTCTGTTAATGTTTCCTTTTGAAGTTTCTTTTTCTTTCTATTTCTCTTTTTATTAATCACTCCTGATTTCATACAGCTTACCCCTTCCCCTTACGAATTTTTATTTACGTAGTCCTGCTGTACTTCCCTCTAATACCGTATCGTTTCTTAAATAACTCTAATTGCCTGTGGTCCCATCCCCACATTTCTCTAATACTGTTCGCGCTATGTCCTGCTGCAATTAATCTCTCATAATCTTCTCCTGTGTGAGTTGGCCGCTCTTTTTTTATTTCCTGTAATTCTTCTTCGCTTAATTTGTACTCAATTAGCTTACCAGGCAATCTATCTATATCTTTCGCAAATCTCATCGGACCTAATTGACGTGTAGACTTGGTACCTCTGTAGAAAAGGACCATTATCGATTTCTCCGTTTCCACTTGCTCCAATTACGCCGCTGCGTCTTCTTTTTGTTATAGGATAATTGTCGATTAATAGACTGCTTGCGTGCTGATGTTAAAAATGAACGAAACAGCTTAACACCATCAATATGAGCCTGAGTCTGAATATTGATGGGACCTTTATCAGATTCTTCTATTTGATGATCCGTAAACCAAGAAATTCTCCCAGGGATTTTCTTTTCTTCATCCGTTCCACCTACAGTTACTGCACTAGCAGCTACTTGTACTTCATTGGGTTTTGACATATAGTTAACGATTGCTTTTCTAATTGATCCAATACCTTTTGTAACAACTGTTATTAATCTATTCATACCTATTCACCTTTCTATTAAGATTTTTTATTATTAGTTTGCTAACTGTTCATATTCCTCAGTAAACATGAAGATATATCCACCACTTGTCCTAGACTTATGATTACAATTATCTAAAACAGCTTGATAAGAAAGGAAACATCTTCTGCCCGCTTCACGTGCTGATCTAAATTCATCAATAACTTCTCTTGTATTCAAATCCAATTGAATAACAGGTTTTCCCTTCGATTTTCCTCCTGTCATTTTCCCTCGTTTTTCTTTTGAAACATATTCAAGGTTACCAGCGAAAGTATCTGTTTTGATGCCATTTTTAACACGTAATACCTCTCCTGGTTGTGGCGCTTCTAAAAAGTGCAAAGCAACCAATGTTGCCACTCTATAACTTTTGTACTTACCGTTGTACTTCACTTTAATTCCTAAGTAACCCTTACCGGTTGGAAATGGTAGTAAAAACCATGTTTTCTTTTTCCCTATCCGCTTAAACCGTCCATAATTAGAAATAAGAAACTTACCTTCAGAACCCTCAATCGGTTTCCATACCTCATTATCAAATATTTCTTTTGCGTACCATTCCTTCCGCTGCTGTGCAGTTACAGTATCTTTTACAATGTAGCAGCCGATACTCCTGATTCTCCGACCTTTTGATTTTGCACTCATAAGAGTACTTATAGATAATCCTGTGAGTTCTACCAGGTATTCATAAGTGGTTTCCGATAAAACATTAGTTCTCGGATCGTACAAAAGAACCATATCTCCATCCCCCCTACCCAAATAGCGTTTTTATAATAATCCTCTATGCTAGAAGTAACTGGTCTTTTTGCTTTTCTAAATCTACTATTCGCATAAGTAACGTTAGTGCAACACATTCATTACTGGTTTCATACTTTTGTAGTTCTGCAATTTCTTCCTCTATTTCTCCAATTGCTTGTATACGTAATTCTTCAAGTTCAATAAGTTCCTCAATATCTTGCTTCGCTTCTTGTCTACCAATGTTGTTTCGTTCTTTCATCTGCTCAATTAGATAATTTATTTTAAGTAACAATGCCTGTTCACTTTTAGAATCATCTTCTGTAATACCATCGCGCTGCATGTATTTCAGTACCGCATGCTTCATTGCGTGTAATTGTTTATAAGAGAACTTTGCTAATATTCCGCTCATACTACTCTCCCTTTCTCCAAATAACGATTTTGTACTAATTTTGCTTAACATTTCCTGACTTAGTTTCAATAAATGTGTCTTCATCAACCTCAATACTCACCATATCCATCTCACTATCAAAACCTACAACTTTTCCGGAAACTCCTTTTAACGCGCCTTTGATTATTGTTGCGTGAATGTTTACCGTTACTGTGTTCATTTCTTATTCTCCTTTCTATTCAGTTCCCATCTCATGTACTTTTCAAAAGCTTCACTTGCAATAGATCGGAACATAAGCGGCCATCCTAATAAGATGAGTAACGCAAATGGAATATGTAAGAATAGCGCGCCCCATTCCGATGTTTTAATACTCCATATGAGCAATACAATTCCGACTAATAGGTATAAACTTGCTGCAATTAATAACCAACTCATATGTCTATCACCTTCATTCCAAAATAAGAATTTTGTTATAAAAGCTCTTTTAGCCTTTCAACCGCACTTTCATTTAATGTTTTAACAATATTTTCTTTATCGACAACTTGACGTTCGCTGTATTCATCAACGTGCAATACTACGTTGTATTGATATTCACTTGCAACAACACCGCAACTTAAAACACCTTCAATCACCACTAATACTCTTTTACCTAATAAACTCATTTCGCTCCCTCTTTTCTACAAGATAACTATTTTGTTTAGTTTTCTAATAAACTCACACGTTGCAAGTACCTAACTAAGAAGTAACCGCTAAATCCTTCTAAAAACACCACTTGTGATCCGTTACTTGCTTTGAATTGATCCGTTCGACAAGTCCAAATTTTACCGTTATAGTAATCCGCTTCTCCACATGTATGCATCACTACTTTGTCGCCTACTTTTAATTCATCAACTACACCGAATGTCATTTGATACGCTTCTTTGTATTTACGTTTTATAAAATCAACTTGTTTCCACGTTCTAACGTTTCCAAAGCGCCCTTTCATGTAATTTATACAAACATGATCTATATCTTCTGGTGGGCTAGGGAAGTAAGTGGATGATTGCTTGCCGCCACTCGTTGTATAAGTCATATCTACGCCACCATTTTCATTCTTTATCATTTCAAATGTAGGTTTCATTTTCATTCCCCTTTCTTTAAAATTCTTTCCGGGTCAATCTCCCAATCTTCACAAATCTCGCATAAGTCAAATGCTACACATTTAGCTAATAACGCTACTTCTTGTCCACCCTCAACAAAATGATCATGACCTATTAAATTCGTCCAACCTTCTAATTCATCGAAATATAGCCAGATAATAAGTTGATCTCCACGCCAATCCATTTCTTTGTCTTCGCAAAATTTATATAAATCTAATTCAGTCATTTCCTCATTCCCCTTTTCGTTTTAAATTAACGCTTTGGTTTAGTTTTTCACCTGTTTATCATTCACTTCTTTGATCTTCGCTTGTATAGCTTGCAACTCAGTTATCAATTTATCTAAATCACCCTCATCAAATGTTAATTCCATTAATTTTTCTAACTTAAAAGCACCTGGACTTTTTGCTGACCAATTCCCGATAATTTGACCTTTAACCAAATCACCTGTAACTTTAATTTCCTTAGTAAACATTACCCATACTCCTTTTCTACAAATTAAGTAGCTCTATCCAACTTTAATAATCGATTTGATAATTACACTCTCAAACACTTCGAAACATTTTAGTGCTGCATCTGCTTTGGTTTCAGCGTAAACAATACCTGTGTTTTCTATGTCGTACTTATCAATAAACACCACATCCCACATTTGCTACACCTCACTTTTCTACAAAATTCAAATTGTGTTTAAATATAAAATCAGTAGACCGACTATTCGGTTTAATATATACGCATTTTAGTCCAATAAGAGGATTCTTTAGCTCTTCTTGCGCACTCTTCCCTTGTTAACACAGGGGTTGTTATCGCCTCTTCTACACTCCATTTTTGCTTTTTTATTCTGTCACGTGCCAACCTATAGCAAATCCCATTTAATGACGCTATTTTCATTTGTTCATCATTTAACACTTTATTTTGACATTTAGAATTAACTTTCTCAGCTAACTCTAACGCTTGGTATTTATCTATAGGAGGTGTCGTTATCGCATCAATTATTCTCCAGTTTCTTTTTATTCTAGCTGCATATGTCGCTCGAGAAATTCCGTTTTTTAAAGCTATTTCTTTTACATTTTTCCATCCTGTTGCATTATGAATAGATGGTTTAGTCATCGCATCCTCTTTATCCCAACCTGAATTTCTAATCCTACGATTTAATAGCTCACGGCTAATCCCGTGTTTAGCTGCTATTTCGTATTCTTCTGGAGTAATATAAAAATCATATGCAGATTTCATAGCCCATCCCCTCACTTTTTACAAAATTCAAAACCTGCTACAACAACACGTTTATTTAAAACTAAATGAAAATGTGATTCCCTCTTTATCGTCTTGTGAATGTTCCATAATAAAATCGTCGTTAATTTGCTCTACTTTTTCATATACTGTTCTGACTTCTTCATCATTTAGATTCATCCACCAAAAATTAATAGTTCTATTTGAAAATTGTTTATAAGTTCTTAGTTCATGCATTGAATCATTAATACTATGAATACAGCGCAATACATTCTCACTCAATTATTAACCTCTCCTCACGCTCTTAATTTTTGCTCCTGGTATTAATAGACTACCGACAATATAACGCGCCTCATATTCGTCTTTGGCATTTTCAGTAACACTGAGCGTTCCTTCCATTGGTGGAAGTTCATATTCAACTATGAAGGGATACATGTTGTAAATTCCCCTTTCCCCTTGCGGAAATCCTTAATGGCTGCTCCTGCTTCATCAAAATAAACAATTTGCCATCGTGGATCTGCTTTCGATTCATAAGAAAAGCCATCATAGATTACTAGCAAATCAGATTTATGATTCCCTACAATTGTGGCCATCTTCCCGGCTATCTGTACTCTCATTCCCATACGAGCAAACTCAACTTTTCTGTATTTGCACATTCTGATAAAGTTCGCTTCTTTTACATAAAATTGCTCCAAGTTATCTAGACCAAGATTTTCACATTTCACTAGTTCTTTAAAAACAGGGAACAGCATTTGTGTTTTATTCTCCTTAAATTCCTTGTAGTACATTGACACTGCTTGTGCTTCTGAATGAGCAGCAAGCTCCATTTCGTACTTCTTACCTTCTAATTGAATAGATAACCGATAACGATACTGTACACTCATCTTTTCATCCCCTTGTTTTTCGATTCCGCTTCTTCTAAAAGAAGTACCAACTCCGAAATATGCAATTCCCAGAGTTGGCGTTTCCCTTGTTTAAAAATCCCTTTATCGATAAGTAGCTCTATGATGCACTGCTTGTCCATTAGCCCTCCGGATTCACTCTGTCTTCCGCTAAATATTGGAGATTAAGTTCTGTTGCAGGTCGAGAAGTAGCTAAATATCCATCCTCTTCATTTCCATACAAAACAACCACATCGCCGCTCACATCCAATTGCTCCACAACTCGAACCCACGCACCATTTGTATCTGTAGCCATGTCAAACGGCATAAAAAGATTGAATTTTCTGTTATTTTTTACGAATGATGCAGCACGTTTCAATTCTTTGACCTCTTCTGACGTTGCAAGCCGAACATCAAACATATCCATCGGTACCTCGCCACCATTGTCATAATCGTATTTACCTAATTTAAATTCTATAGCGTAATCAAATTGCAGTTTGTTACCTTCCACTCCACAACATTCAGCAATCCATTTCACTTTTTCATTTTCGAAAACAACGTGATCGCCTTTTTGAATTACAGGCCTCTCAACTTCGTAACCTTCTTCAATTGCTCTAGCTAGCTTAATAAGGTTACCTTTTTCAAACAACCAAGTTGTTTTGAATAATTTATGAGCTTGTTTGTCTAATATCTCCCACATGGCGTTTGGTGAACTGGAGTATCCTTTCAAATCTAAAACCTCTGCAATTTCTTTCGGGAGCTTCACAAGTTCTGCAGCAGTTCCTTTCATTACAATTTCAACTGCGTCAATATTATTTTCGTTTACAAGTGCCTCACCATTTTCCGTTTTAATTAGCCACATACCAGGTATTCTCGATTCTCTAATTACAGCGCCCGCAATACGATCGCATCCGCAATTACATTTCACCGCTTGTCCAAATACAAAGTTTTTCATTTTCTTTTCCCCTCTCGTTATCTCAAGTATTTTTCTACTGACAATGGTTTAAATCCACTGTCAAAATAAATTCGTAACCTTACTGCTTTACCACTGTCGCGCATCTTCTTACATAACTCCTCGGCTGCTTCCCAACTAAAATTTTTAACTTTAGATCGTTTGTAGCGCCATAGTGCCGTTACATAATCCATAAATAAATCGAACCTGTCATCCGAGGTGATTTTTTTAGGAAGTTCATCTGCGTCTTTAGCATTCTTCGGTATTTTTGCTACCACATCTGCAAAACTCACTTTCCCTTTTGTTTGTTTCACGTGCGCCTTACGTATATCGAACTGTACGATTTCCGGCTCAACATCAAATATGTTAAGTTGTTTACTCATAGCAGTTCACCCACTCACACTGTTAGGCCTAATTGCTTCATTTCTTTTGCGATACCTTTTAAGGCTTTCGGGCTTAATATCACCTTTCCACCTGCTAAAGAAATATTATCGTAGCTAATTTCACCCGTAACAGCACATGCATTTGATACTCTATATTTTCTTAAAACAATTTCATCTTTATTAACAAACACTTCTACTGGATCACCTTCAACTATCTCTAAAACACGGCGTAATTCTATTGGTATTACTACACGTCCCAAATGATCTATTTTTCTTGCGATACCAGTTGATTTTTGTTTTCTCAAAACCACTGTATCTTCATTTCTATAAACCTCAATTAAATCACCATCTGTAATACCTTGTGTACGACGAATTTCAATAGGAAGTACAAAACGCCCTAAGTTATCAATTTTCCTTACAATACCTGTTGCTTGCATGTTAATTTCTCTCCTCTATGATTAATTTTTATATTCTTCACTTCATCACCACCTCACCAGGTTTAAAAATCAAATAGAGATAGTTGTTCGGCCTTTTCAATTTCAGGTGCTACTTCTACTAAAACCAGCGGTGAACATGCTGCTTCCTTCTCTAATACCGTTGAAACATCACCATCAAACCACCGCCATGCTATAAAACTACTTTTCGGATGGCACCCCAGAAACTTCCCATCATTTACCCGGTACACGTAGCAATTTCTATTAGATGGACTAGTATCGTATTTACTTGCACTTAATAAGTACTTATGTCCTATTTTTAAATTAAGAGTATTGATTGTGCTTTCTGCTATTACAACTGCTTCATCTTGCAGATCAATTTGCGCGGCAGCCATTTCCTCTTGAGGACCTTGTTTTATATGTTCCCTTCCTACTCTGTGTATGTAATGTCCATCCGAATCCGGCTGCTCCATCCTTAACTGAATCCCAAACATTTCACCTGGTATTACAAAATCTACTGTTCCCCAGCCTTTAAAAAGTAGATCTTCAACAAAAACTCTATCCCCTTCAGCAATCATACGAGTACCTCCTAGTTAATTTGCGGTAGTGCAGCAAGGTAATCTAATGCGATTCCTCTTCCTGGTCCACATCGGATGCAATTTTCTACAAAGAATTGATAAGGAATACTTTTTCTTCCTCCTTGCACTGCTTCCACCCACCATTCTGCTAGTTGGTCAAACATTAATATGTAGTGTTCTTGATGCAATGAAAACTCAACTAACATAAAGCTAATACCTTTTTGTTGTTGGTGTTTCCGTAAATATGTTACTTGGTGACTTTTTATATTTTGTAGCGGAAAATTCGTTTTATTTGTTGTGCTTTTCGCATCAAATGCGATTGATACTCCATTTGTTATTCCTTTATAATCTACGGTGCTTTTATGGTCATACCAACCACTTGCTATTCTTCCGCTTTTATCTAATTTTTTCACTTTAACTGGAGTTGCTACTTTATCAATCAATGCTACTTCTCTGGCATCATATTGTGCATTTGCAGTTTCTATTGCGATTTCTAAAGGCTTCCCTCGATTTGCGTAATTCGTAGCTTTTTTCACCATCTCACCACCTACTTACCATGATTAAATTTCTCGTTATAAATAATTGTTAATTGTTTATCAGAGCATGAATTCAGGTATTGCTCACTATAGTTACTATTCAAAGAAAGCAGAATTATCATTTCTTCCCTCGTCATTCGGGATTCCACCTTCCATATCCGAATCAGGGATATAATCAGTAACTTCCCACTCGATCGCATCGTGCATTACGTTCCCTTCTTTCTAATTCTTTAATTGCATTTCTTTTAAAACTACTTTTGCATTGCTCAAAGCGTATAATCTGATACAACTGCATCAACGTTGCTTTCTTCATATAAGCGCACATGTTACTGCCTCCTATGTATTCAAATAGAATATGTACGCTTTAAGCGTATTTTTACTTTAAAAAAATTTTCACATCTATGTTTAAAAACTCTGAAATAGCTAGCGCCACCTTCAGACTAGGAACTCTCAAATGCCTTTCAATAGTAGCATAATAACTCCTTGATATGCCTAAAGCTTCAGCTACTTCACGTTGTTTTAAACCTTTCTTTTTCCGAGCTAATCGCACATGGTATTCCTCATGTTTCTCACTCATCAATCTACCTCACTTTTGTATTCTTTAAGCAACATTTCTTGAGTTGATTATACATCTTCTTCTATAATTTAACAACCATTTTATGAAAAATTGCATATTTTTTCTACTTGTAACTTTCGTAATGTTGCATTTAGTGACCAAAAACCGCATAATAAGGAATAGGTATATAACATGAGTCTGAAAGGAGATACAGAAGTGGGCAATTCAAAAAAAGATATAATTAATGTCTCCCAATCCTCGAATGATGTGACCTCTATACAAAGAAAAGATATATCAGAGGATGGTTTCGAACCTAGACGTTTAAGATATTTGAGGAAAAAACATAATTTAAAAGTAGATCAAATAATAAAACATATTGGCGTAGCTAGAAGTACTTATACCGGATACGAACAAGGGCATAGGGTACCGCCTTCAAAAACTATAAATAAACTAGCTGAACTATTACATACCACACCTAATTATTTATGTGGATACACAGATTTCGAAGAAAATCTAGATAACGAGGATCTACAAGCGATTCTAAATAGCATGAATCTAAAATGGGGAAATAAACAACTAACTGATAGTGAAAAAATACAAATAGCAAATGTTATAAATGGCTTATTACAATCTGTACCTAAATAATAATATCTAATTAAATTTTTTATCCTATAAAACCAATAATTATAATAATAGTAATATATTTTATATCTATAACTAATTTTCTAACCAAAAAAGAACCCCGCTTATGCAGGGTTCTTTATTTTTTCTTCAATTGCTTCTATTGATCGTTCAGGAAGAATGCCTTCCGCCACACAATTGGTTATAACTTCACGTAAATCTATACCATCTTCATATGTATTATTCTCTTGGTGTTCTCTTAATTTAGCAAGAAATGCTTTCATTTTTGTCCCCCTACATCCATTAAAAGTTTAGTGTTTTTTCATTTTCAAATTTTACTAAATCCCCATAAAAACACGTAATGACACCGCTAATTTTACGGTGTCATCGCAAGAATAATGTATATATTAACCTGCGCCTCCGCCAGGTCCAACCTCACTCATAAGAATAATTTGGTCTTTTTCTACTTTTGCTAATGTTTTTGTTTCGGGAGATGTTGCTACGATACCGATTGCAACTGCTGTAGCAAGTACTAATGCAGTAATTTTTTTCATAAAATTCCTCCTATGTCCTCGTTAAAACGAAAATCAATATCAATATGAAATATGCGTTAGAATATATTCTTATTGTAACATCACTAATGCATATTTTAAACGTTTTTGTAAAATATTTCTTCACAATCCCTTTAAATACTTATTCGGGAGCTCTGCATAAAATCTATTACCATGTTGCTCAAAGAGTACTCTTGATTTTTCAAAGAACTTTTTATCTCCTGTAGCTAAACCCAAATAATAATAGTAGTATGGCTGCCCTGCTGCATCCTTATCTTCTTCTAACCTTTGGTTTAGTATTTTTGCCGCTTCCTCTTTTCGATTTAATTTAATAAACAAGTGCGCCATTTCACCTAATGAACGAGGTACTATTTTATGTAAATCTATTTCAGACTCAATCTTTATAAAATCTAACGTTTCATTAAACGTCTGTATATTCCTATCAAATTTATCCGTTTTATGTAACTCTAGTAGTTCCTTTGCTTTCTCTACCCATTCAATTGCCTTATTTACGTCTTCATGTAAATATGATTGCCCTAAGTAATGGTATATAGATGCTGTGAATGCTGGGAAATCCTTAGCGTTTTCATGGGTAATGGCTTGTACTGCGACTCTTCTTGATTCATTAACGTCATTATTCATCAAATGTGCTATAACTTGCAGTTCTTTGACACGTATTTCATATGATCCACGCATATATTCATCATTAATTTTCTTTTCTTTTTCAGTTACTTCAATATGATCCATAGGCGAAAATTTCAATAAGCTATTATATTCTGCTGCATCTATGAATGAATACATGATAATTAACGCATGTAAAGATTTCATCTCCATATAACTAGGCTTCTTCTTTTCATTCATAATTGCAGACCATAGTTTATTTCCCTGAAGTTTTCCTTTGAATCTTTTGTAAATGTAATCATAAAAAGTAGCACATTCTTTAACCATTGCATTACGATGATTCAATCCCTTTTGCACTAAAAAGTTTAACAAATCGTATTCTCTTTCTACACTTGCAAATTCCATTGCTACACAAAGATTTAACGGTTTAGTTGTACCTGTACAAAACTCAAGAATCAATCTTCTTTCCCGTTCTTCATCTTGATATATATATCTGACCATTTTCACAAAATCCATAAATGTAATTCGACTTTTCCCACTGAAAACCTGACTTACAAAACCTTTAGATACTGCTAATAAATCAGCAATCTGCTCATTGGTAATTTTCCTTTTCTTTTTATCCACATTTATTTCTTGTAAAAGAGGCAATGTGTTCACAGCACTTTTCACTCTCCTATCAAATACTAACTCCTAGAGTTAAGCTCTTGAAGAAAGTATACCCTATTTCTCCTTGTTTTGAAATGAAATATAAAAAATACTAAACGTGTATAGTATAATTTATTTAATCCAGATAGGGCGAGGAGACTTTAAATTATGGGACGAATTCAATTCACATTAGAAAAAACACTAAACGAACTTAACATGTCACCTTATCGATTGTCCGTTATTTCACAAGTTAGAAGTAACACTATTACCGATATGGTGAACAATCAAAGCAGCCGTATAAACATCTCTACATTAGAATTAATCATTACATCTCTTAATAAAATTGCTGATGAACGCAACTTAGATCGCTCTTATAACATCAATGACGTATTTATTTATGTTGATTAACTTTCTATATTTTAGCAGAAAAGAACGAAAAACAGAACACCTGTTCTCGAAAAAGTTACCATTATTTTTCATGAACATAAAAAAAGAGGATGATTTTCTATAATCATCCTCTCTTTATATACGTTAATGTTGCTAAAAGCGTACAACGTGCTATATACTATTCATATAAAATTCATGGCATTATTGGTCATACTTCATACATAAACGAGGTCGATCCAATTGTTCGCCTCTTCTTTTTTCAACAAAATTCTGCTATGATGAATGCTAGATACATATAAAAAATACAACAAAAACATTTAAATAAAAAAAGAAAAAACCCCGGCAAACAGTTTTCGATGGTCGAGCGGCCAACTCACAATACCAGAGAAAACTCGGAACAGCAGAGGTTATATCTTACGAATTCAAATGTGATGCTATCTATAACGATATTATCACATTTTGAAAAAATCGTCTAGATATATCCTCTAGTTTGCTGTACCCATTTATAACCGGGGAACAAACTGGAGGTTTTTTTATGTCAAATTCAGCTACACCAAATAATATTCATCAAATTTTATTTGATGAAACCCCTCTACTAGTTAGACCTGCACTTGCTAGAAAATTGAATGATAGTGATATGGCACTTATCGTTCAACAGGTCCACTACTGGATCACTACAAAACAACAACTCTCCGATGATAGAACTTTTAAGAATGGCCATATGTGGGTTTATAACAGCATCGCAAAATGGCAAGAACAATTCACTTGGATTCCGCGAAAAACACTAACTCGAAAATTCACCAAACTACGAGAACAAGGTGTCTTAGTTGCAGATACCCTTAATGAAATGAAGGAAGATCGTACACTCTGGTATAGAATCGATTACGAGGTTTTATTAAACTTACCTGAAAAAAATTATTACGAGATTGAATGCAAAAAAGATACGGAGAAAAAAGAGAAAAAGAAAAAGGAATATTCTAAGAAAAAATCCGAATCAAAAACAGAGAAAAAAGAATCATTAGGACAAAATGGGGTAATGCATAACAGCAACGGTTCGAATGAAGAAGAAGCTACAAAACCGCATTCTGATACATTAGGACAAAATGGGGTAATGCATTTGGACAAAATGTCCCAACCAATACCAGAGAATTCATTACCAAAGAATCCTTTATCTTTATTTAGTAAGTATGTAAGTATCGCTATGTCACCTATCGACTTTTTCAAGGAATCTATTTCTAGTAAACCAACAAAATATGTACAAATAGAACTGGAATCTCTTACAAAACAATACGGAAAAGATATTGTAAATGAATCTATTAAACGTTTAGCAGATTTAAATACAAATAAATATATTGCTACAATCAAAGGCATTATTAATCGCTGGGAACAACAAGGGATGCAATCATTTGAAGATATTGAACGTGTGGAATCTATGTATATAGATAACAAAAAACAAGAACAGCAACAAAAAAAGAAAGCTGCTAAAAAGTCTAATAATCCTAAACGTATTGAAATGGTACCAGAATGGGTTGGCGAGGACGATGCAGCTCAAGAATCTGCTGCTAGTGTTTCCGAAAAACGTGAAGTAGGTCAAAAAGATATAGATCAATTAAAAGAATATTTATTGCAAGAAGCAAAGCAATTACAAAAAGAAATTAACGTATCTGAATTGACAATAGAAAACTTCAACACGCTAGGAGTATATACAAAAATGGGATTCACTTTACAGGAAACTACAAAAATTTTAAAAGAATCGCCACTAATGAACATGTAACAATGGAGTAGATAATACGTTTATTCTGTATGCGTAAAGCAGACTATGAGCACCTACACCTATATGCTAAGATTGTGATGACAACATATAGGAGGTCTATTACTTATGGGCTTATTTGGAACTAAAAATGCTAAAACTATTACAGATACAGAATTTTCATGGAAAGATAACAAAATTAAAATTACAGATACTTATGTAGAGTCTTCAGGTCTAATTAATTTTGTTCGTGTACCTAAAAAACACATAGAAACCGTTACATATGAGATCAAAACAGGTAAAGTTGCTATGTCTGTAGATATTAATTTAATCGGAAAAGGCGTAGTACTTGGAACTATTGCTGTTGGTATTGATTTGAAAGAAGAAGTTCAAGATTGGTTACTGAAAAATTTAGATTTAATATAGGGTATTGTATGGCATGATTGGTTAAATTATAATTAAAGAGCAAACCGCAGTATGATTGTGTGCATATTACTCGTACAGTTTGCTACCAACATTCTGTACAACCACTTTGTGTAGGTCACGCCAATATGATCTATATAAACCCGTTGTACGCCAATACAACGGGAACCCTATTGTTTCTACCAACAATAGGGTTTTATTTTTATTCTTTTTGTTAACTAATCGCAACCTTTTAGCAAGACTTTGGCCGCGCACGTCGAATTACTACTGGTGAGGTGATGGTGTGGTGATGAAAGAATGGTATTCGATCCAAGAAGCAGCGGATACGTTAGGTATTAGCCATACTTCTATTTCCAGATACCTGCATACTTATCCGGACTTTTTCAAAGTGAAATCTGTTGGTAGAAAAAAGATGATCTTTAGCGAAGGATTACCCCTGCTCCGGCAGATAAAAGAATTATATGCAAAAGGTATACAGACGCATGAGATTTTGGAGCAGCTGCAAGGATCTATCCCGGTATATCATGATGTAAGTAATGATGATGATAATGTGGTGAATGATTTTTCGTTGGCAAAGATGAAGCCATTTCTAAAAAATTTGGAGATAATAGTTACCCAGCAGCGAAATTTATCTGAACAAAACACGCTTTTAGTGGAACAAGTTATAAAATCCGATCAACGAGCAGAGCAAATACATGAGCAATTACTGCAATCAGATAAACGGAACCAGGAACTTCAGGGCAAACTACAAGATCTTACAGACAAAATGAATACCCTTATAGAAATGCAGGAAGCAGCTGCTACAACAGAAAAACAACCGTGGTATAAACGAATACTAAAATAAGCGCGGCAGCAAGAATCCCTTGTGGACGTCTTGTTGTTTTTCTTTCACCAATAGTGGTACACGATTTTTTATAAAAATGGAGATGATTATTTTGACTTGGGACCAGTCGATTCATGAGTTTCTTTTGTACATGCAAGGAAACGGCCGAAAACTCTCTACTGTGCAACGATATCGTTATGATTTGGTATTATTCGCTTTATGGGTAGAAAATAGCGAGGACGCCCTGCAACGCCCATTTAAACGGAATATAACTACAGATAGATTTAAACAATATTTAAATGCAGCGAAAACAAACCGTAATTGCTCCCCTACTTCTTTAAAAAGAATTAGCGGGGTAATTATAAACTTTCTAGATTATCATGGAGTATTCCTGGACTCTGTAGATCGCGGGAAGCAGGAGTTGTTGCAGTTACATAACTTTGCTTCTGATACAGAAATCGAACGGCTGCTGCAGACAATGAAAAGTCTGGAGGAATTAACCCCCTACCAAATAGCCGGCAGAAGTCATATTCTTAATCGCAATCTACTAATCGTACGTTTAATGATCTATTACGGATTTAGTATTCACGATCTCACCAATTTAACCATGCAGGATGTTAACTTTGGACAAGGCGTACTATTACCTACTGCTGCAGGTGGTATAAAACGCGCTATTCCCTTACATGAAACTGATCGTAAATTACTCTTGGCTACATACAAAGACATCCCAGAACCCGTACAACCGCGCCAAAATACGCTAGACCCACTTTTCGTAACGTTTCACCATGCTACAGGTACGTTCCAGTGGGATTACAGTACGGATTCGCCAAAAAAATTAACAAAAATAGCAATGCAGCGAATGCTACAAAAAGAAATTAAACGTGCAAACATTCACCATCTCTCCCCCACTACACTACGTAACCGGCACATACTGGATTCGCTCCGGAGTGGTATTAGCGGCGCAGAGATAAAAGTTCTGCTTGGTATGAAAAGCATAGAAGCGATGCACCGGTACATTATCTTTTGGCGCTCCTCCCCCCTCTCAGACAACTATCGAAAAATTTGGAGAGCACATATATAAATTTTATAAAGAAACCCTATTGTATAGCGGTTTCTCTTTTTATTCTCAAAAAAGGTGTTACCTCGGTGATACTTTTTGTTGAAAAGGTGTTACCTTAGTGTTACTATATTAGTGAGACATAGATTTTGAGGAGATGATAAGTATGTTTTTAACGGCTTCCGTGGATGCTGGTAACGATGCATTAAAAGCCTTTATTGGCGGATTAGGAGAAGATCACAAGGTATATATCCCTAATGTAATTAAAAAGATGGACGATCGTCCGATTCTATCTTTAGGAGATGATCCACTATCAGAATTACATTTACGTATTACAAGTAGTGCGATTAATATTTCTGGTACTTACGCTGTTGGTACATTAGCAGTAAAAGAAAAAGATAGCTCACATATTCCTGCTACAGTCCTTAAAAGTGAATCGGATCAAACGGTAATTTTGACTCTTACTGCACTAGCTTACTATGCAGCAATGCACAGCAAAGCTAAAAAAGTAGATGTAGAGTACTTACTATCGTCAGGTCTTCCAGTAGATGAGGTTAAAGCAGATAAGCGCGCAGCTTTTAAAGAAAAATTAATTGAAGGCACTCACGTTATCGAATTTAAAAAGACGCCGTTACTTGAAGGCAAAACAGTTAACATCAAATTCCGCGATGCATTCATGAACGTTGAAGGATTTGGTGCAGTAATCAATCTTACTGTAGACGATAAATTACAAGCTATTAATAATGAATTGAAGCAGAAAAATATCCTGATAAATGACATGGGCGGTAATACTACAGATAAAGCTGTGATTCGCATGGGCAGAATCGATAATGAATATTCATCGGGATCTCCATTAGGTATTGGTGAATACTTAGATGCAATTAAAAAAGAAGTCTTTACTACATTCCGTGTAGATGTCTTCAAATCTCGTAGACAGCTTGTTGAAAACATGACTGCAGAAAAAGAAGCTTTCATAATTAGACCGCACGGAAAAGCTGAATCGTATCAAGCGATTGCTGAAAAACACTTAATGGAATTTGCAATGAGAGAATATGCTGATCTAGTCGATAAGTGGAAAGAAGTAGGGGATTTACACTCTATTTATAACGTAGGTGGATCCGCTGCAATTGCTAAACCTTTCTTAGAGCAAATTAATAAAGAAAATAATCAATTTGAAATGCACTTCTTAGATACAGAAGAAAGTATCTGGAGCATTGCAAAAGCGTACTACAAACTATTATTAATTATCGCTAAGCAAAAGGGACTAGACCTAAAAAAATAGGTGGTATACATGAAGAAAAATAATAACGTTGAACCTGGAAAAACCTTCTCTGTTAAAGTTCCTGTTAACGCAGATCCTGTAACATTGGATTTCTTAAATAGAGAGCGTTCGATTTCACGAAATAAATTAGTTTATGGGATTGTTGATCGAGAAGCAAAGAAAGAACAAGGTTCTGAAATTACACTTCCTATCAATTTAGATTTAAGTGAAGCTGAAAAAGAAAGGCTTCTAGAACCAAACACCCTTAGATCAATTGAAGTTTTTATACAGACCTTAATCGGGCAACAAAAAGAAGTAAGTACTACTCCTGCTGCTGAACCAACAAATGAAGTAGGAGCAGCTGATATAGAAGGATTTTTGGACTATCAATAAATTGAATACAAAAAGGGAACGCTCTTCCCAGCTTGGCGGCAATGAAAGAGCGTTCCCTACACATTATCTATGAGATGAAAGGATGATTTGACATGGCAAATACCCTATACAAAATCACAAATAATGAGGTTATTGTACCACAACATAAAAGCAAAAGTGAATTTTTCGGAATGTTCCGTAATTATATGGTTGCGAAATATAATGCAGTTAATGAATGGTTTGGTATCGATGGAGCAGCTTCAGATCGCGTATGGTTCTACGGTACTATTTCTTTAGCTATATTCCTATTATCATTCACTTATCTTTTATCAGGCCTAGTATTCGGCTTTTAAGGCATGGTGATTGATATGATAAACCATAAAGAACTTATGCAAGAAGCTTGGGATATGGCTAAACGTGGCGCAGTTCGTTTTGGTGGAAAGGCTAAAGAATATTTATCGGCTTCTTTAAAAATCGTTTGGGAGCAGGTTCGTAAAGTAGTTAAATTAAATTCTAAACTAGTAGATATGGAACAAATGCTAGATTCATTGCAATCCACTAGAAGGGAGTATGCAGCATATGTTTACAATGTGCTGCTTCCTTTTGCAAAAGATGGGCAACCTATAACTAAAAAGATCATGAACGCTATTTACAAAGTAATAGGCTTTAAAAATAGTATTGATCCTGGTACTAAATCCATAATTAGATACACAAAACGATATTCAACAGCATCATACTATTTATTAGCAGATATTAAGCGGCTGCGTAATACTTCTAAAGCTACTAAATATATAATTGAGATTAGAAATACTGCAGTTGCTGTACACTGGATTCCGAAAAGTATTTTAGGTAAAAACAAGGAAATTCCTGATTGGTTTATTAAGGAAAAAAAGCTATTCTTGATATAAGGAGTGATTTAAAAATGTCTATCGAAGCACATAAATGTAACGTTACAGGGTGTAATGGCCTTGTAGTTTTTGAGAATGCAGATTTTGATTTACAAAAACCTGACACGATTAAAGGCGTTTATGCCCTGGATAACCCGGCTTGTAACGTGTGCGGTAAGGAATTTTTAGTAGTGCCTAGCTATTCTGTTATTGATTTTGATGAAGATACACAAGAATTCGAGGAAATTGAACCTGCTTGTATAACAGAGTGGCAAAAGCAAAAGATTTAAACGAAACTAGGCGCCTATAACAACACGAATAGCCCAGCGGCGGCTATGATTTAAAAATCGTTTCCGTTGGGCAATAACATCCAAACTCCGGATCTGTTATGTACATATTCACATGTTACTTTCAGAGCGCGCTCTTTACTCGTGAGCGTTTCAGAAAGACGCAAAGGATAATATATATTACGGCGCCAACCCTTTTCCTTACTTTGCATACTATCGTTATTGACATAATTACATGATTTTAAACACCAGAGAGGATGATTCCATTATGCCATTCGTAATACGCGGTGAAGGGTTCATATTAACTGATTGTGAACCAGGAAAAGAAGATAAGGAACTAGAATTTGAAACGTATGAGGAAGCAGAACGTACTTTAGAACTTATACAATTCCCTATGAAAAAACCAAATGCAAAAATAATTGAAATTTAATTTTATTGTGACGGAAATACCGCCACATTGTGTGCTAGGGTGTAAAAAGAATGGAGGTGTGAGTATATGACTGAATTACTAATCAACGGGGAAGTCCTGGACTATAAAGATTACGCAGGAACGCAGGATGCACTATTTAACAAGTTAATACAATTTATAGCACTAAAGGGCCATCAATCACGTAAGGATCGTGTAGAAGTTATTAATGCGTGTGACTATTGCGGACATGCATTACAAAAACCCTACGACTCCTTTGCAAGTGAGGTAAATCCTTCTGATATATGGTATATATCCATACTAGATGAAAATGAAGAAGATTGGCTAAAAATTATGGGTGAAGATGCTGATTTCACTCAAGAACAAATACTGATTTATCGTTGTCAGGCATGTGGTAAATGGGAGATTTGTAACGATGGTTAAATGTTCGAATTTTGTTCTTTATCTTGGAACTGATATCCCAAACTGAATATAAAACAAATAAAAAAAGCCGTCATTTTGAACTGCACCCCAATTGTTAGACACAGTCTAACAATTGGAGGTGCAGTTTTTTGTATGACAAAATTTACGAAAGATTTAAAGTTAGCGCTCGTTCAAGGATTTAATCCAAAAATAATTTCTCAAACAGAATATGCAAAACAGATGCATATTACAAAGGCACAATTTCAATACTGGTTGCGCTTATACGAACTCCATGGCGAAGAAGGTTTACACGAGGTCTATACAAATTACACCGTAGAGTTTAAACTAGACGTACTAAATTTTATGGCTCAATCGGGTATGTCGTTAATGGATACAGCGGCTATATTCATGATTCCTTCTTTTACAACGGTTTATCAATGGAAGAAGCAATATGAATTAGGTGGCTTAGATGCCCTTGAACCAAAGAAAAAGGGGCGTCCATCCATGAAAAATAAAAACACAAAACAGGATACGAAAAAGATTCCGACAGAAGGTTCAGTTGAGGCATTACAAGCTGAATTAGAACGCTTACGTATGGAAAATGCGTATTTAAAAAAGTTGAATGCCTTAGTTCAAAACAAGGAAAAATCACAAAACAAGACAAGGCACAAGTAGTCTATGAATTAAGGCATGAGTTTCAAGTGAAAGAATTAGTAAAGGTAGCGGGTATCCCTCGAAGCACCTATTACTTTTATATAAAACAAATGGGTAGAATCGATCCAGATGCGGGTTTAAAAGTAGAAATTAAAGAGATTTATGATGAACACGAAGGTCGCTATGGATATCGTCGTATTCGTGATGAATTAGCCAACCGTAATCAAATCGTGAATCATAAAAGGGTGCAACGAATTATGAAAGAGTTAGGCTTAAAATGCCTTGTACGTATGAAAAAATATAAATCGTATAAAGGAACAGTTGGTAAAATTGCACCCCATATTTTAGAGCGTAATTTTACGGCAGATGCGCCAAATGAAAAATGGGTAACCGATATTACGGAGTTTAAATTATTCGGTGAGAAACTGTATGTATCCCCTGTATTAGATTTGTATAATGGTGAAATCATTACCTATACAATTGGCTCTAGACCGACGTATTCACTTGTTTCAGAGATGTTAGAGAAAGCGTTAGAACGTTTACCTGAAACCCACCAGCTACTGATGCATTCAGATCAAGGGTGGCATTATCAAATGAAACAGTACCGCCACGCATTACAAGAAAGAGGTATCGTACAAAGTATGTCTCGTAAAGGAAACTGTTACGATAACGCAGTAATGGAGAATTTCTTTGGAATCATGAAGTCTGAGTTTCTCTACATAAAAGAGTTTGAAAGTGTAGAGCACTTCAAAATAGAATTAGAAAAATATATAGATTATTATAATACCAAACGGATAAAGGTAAAATTAAAAATGAGTCCGGTGCAATACCGGACTCACTTTTATCAAGCTGCCTAATGAAATAACCGTGTCTAACTTTTAGGGGTCACTTCAT